ACGGCGACGGCGACGGCTCCGGCTGACCCTAGCCACACAGCGCCTGCTGGGCGCTTGTGCATAGAGTTAGTTCACAGGAAGACAAACACATGAGAGTCATCTACACCGTCACTGGAAACTCGCCATTCCCTTTGGACATGCTGCGTTCTGACCAATCCTTTCCGATGCGTTCCGAAGACGTGTGGGAGATCGCCGCAGATGGCGACGCGGCTTGGCGCAAGCGTGAAGTTCAACTGGGCGCGGACATGCCTGCCCATCAAGAGCCCAACAAGGAGCGCTGGCGCTCTTTCGGGTGGACCGTTACCGAAATTCACAGGTGAGAGGAAGACACGTGAACACTGAAACCACGGACAAGACGATCGACAAGATCGAGCGCGAGCAGACGCACACGTTGACGATCAGCCAGACCCTTGATCTGGTGCGGTCGCAGCGCTCGAAGACGGAGTTCTTCGTGTATGCGAAGGTGCGTCAGGAAGCGAACACTCCCCACCAGCCGCCGCGCCAACAGTCGCAGCACTACGAATGTGCGGTGCAGGTCACGCGGACCTCTCTGATCGAGATGCTGACGGACATGGCGGCGCGCATGCGTGGTGGGCCGACCGTCCAACTCACGGTCGCACTTCACGCCAACACCATTTCCGGTTACTCCGCGTTCTACCTCTGCTGATATAAACGCGGTCCCCTGTTCAACATCACCACATTCCCTGGAGAAAATCATGACGAAACGAGCCACCCTGAAGGACAGCAGCAAGCCGGTGCATCCGGTGGAACGGATGATGGTCAAGCGTGACCAGATCACCACCGACAACGCCAACAACAAGCGGTACGACCTCGGTGACCTGGAGGGCCTCGCGCGCTCCATCAAGCACCAAGCGGTCGACGTCGGCCGCGCCGGTGGCCTGCTGCATGACGTGCACCTGATCGAACTGAAGGAGCCCATCGACGGCAAGAAGTACCGTCTGAAGGACGGCAAGCGCCGCATGGCCGCGATCGACCTGATGCTGGAGCACTACGCCAAAGACCCCAAGCACGAACTGGCGTATAACTTCCCCGAGGGCATCGGCGCTCTGGTGTCGCCGCCGATGACGCGCCTGGAAGAACTGATCGAGATGGCTGAGGCCAACGCCGCCAAGAACATGGAGCCTCTCGAAGAAGCTGCGTTCTACGCCGACATGCGAGCAGAGGGCCTGACGATCGAAGGCATCAAGGCTGTCGTGTCGCGGTCGGGCCCCCACGTCATCAAGACGCTCAACCTGATCTCGGCCGACGACGAGGTCAAGGATGCCGTCAAGAAGGGCAAGATGGGCGCCACCCTCGCCAAGGAGATCGCCACGGCGGCCAAGGGCGACAAGGAAGCCCAGAAGGAACTGACGCGCCGCGCCGTCAGCGCCAAGGACAAAGGCGAACTGGCCGAGGTCAAGCGCGACGTCGAGCGCAAGCGCGTGGAGAAGGAAGCCAAGCGCGGCCGTGTCGCCAAGATGCGTGCCCTGACCGACGCCGAACTGAACAAGCTGGGCCTGGAAGTGTCTGAGGCGCTCGCGAAGCTGATGGAAGAGCAGGGCATCAAGCCCGGTGCTGACCTGATGCGCCGCATCCGGGGCGATGAGGACATGGCGCTGGCCTTCACCTTCGGCACCCTGGCCGGCCTGCAGCGGGCGGCCGGCAATGAAGTGTCCCTGACGGTTTGATCCGACCGACGGGCCCCACCTCCCCTCCGTCACTGGCCCGTCGTTTTGCCCCGTGGTGCCCGCAACGCCACGGGGCTTTTTTCTGTCTGTGCGTTTTCACCAGTAAAAAGTTTCTGGAAAGTGCTTGCAACGGTGCAGAGTTTATATACAATCTCCGCATCGACGCGCCACCCCGGCGCAGCAACAGGAGCAGACGACATGAGCAAGACCAACAAGACGGCGCAGCAGTTCATCAACGCTGTTGCAGCTTCGACCGGAAAGCCCCGCTCCTGGGTTGTCATGTCTGCCTGGAATCGCGGTGAAGAGCTAAAGCCTTCAAGCCCCATGACCTATCGCGAAGCCTGCGCCATCGCTCGCGGGATTCGTCAGGCCTGCGGCTATGCCAACGTGGAGCGCGCAGCATGAGCAAGCCCGCCGCATTAGCAAAGTCTGACGCACGAGCCATCTACAAGGCCATGGTGGCACTGGCCGCCGTTGAGGCGAGGCTGCACCACGCCATCCATCTGCCGGGCAACCAGTCGTTTACCGCATATGACGGCGGCACCTACGGCGTGAGCATCAATGGTCGAACGGTCGAGGAATACGAGACCCTAGGCGACTTCGCGCGAGCCTACCGCCTCATCCGGGCCGCCTGACCCCAGCCGCGCAGCGCCTCGCGAGGCGCTGGCGAGTGGAGTTACCAAAAGAGGACAACATGGAACGTATCCTGACCGCAGAAGAAGCTCTGGACATTTCGGAGTCCATCTCAGGCGCTCCCTACGAGCCGGCAAGCCTGGAAGTGATACGTCCCTGTGTGCATGCTTATCTGAGCCCTGAAGTGCGCGTGTCTTCTTCCGGGCGTATTCGTGTGCACATCATGGTTCCGATGGAATCGGCTGGACCGGATCCCTATCTGCGCGACTGCTACAGCCTGCGGGAGAAGTTCCAGGACCTGGAGCACTTCCGGCGTGCATACGGGATCTGACATGAACACTGAAGACGACAAGGGCCGAAACGCGCCGGTTGGCCTTGGGCGAGACATACCGCCTCCAACAGGAAAAGCAATCACACTAGTAGTGAGGACGGTCACAGGACGGGTCGTCACCACTCTGGACGCGATCATGCGCAGCCGGCAAGAGTCCTCGCGTGAACAGCAGCGAACTCAATTGGGGGAGGTGGACTATTCCGACATAGAGAGACACCTGCTGGCGCAAATGGAAACCATGCCTGTGTCCGTAGGTTATACGGAAGAACTGGACAACCACGGACCTGCCAAGCCGCGCAAACAGAAGGCCCAGTGGAAGCGCGAGCGCAATCCGTTTGGTCGTCGCTGACTGTATATCTTCCCGCCACCCCAACCACTTTGGAGTTTTCCATGATCCACGTCGTCACCACCTACGAGCGCACGGCAACGGCCACACACATGAATCTGCTCGTGACTCGCGTCAAGGTCTTCGGACTGACGCTGTACAAGCACACGCAGCCGACCTGAGCCACCACACGAACCACACTGGAGAAAACATGAAACGATTCAACCTCGCGGACCTGTTCTTGGTCCTCATCGTGTTCAGCGTCACGCAGATCGTGCGTGGACTAGACGCTGCCTACGCCAACGGCTGGAACACGGAATTGACCGTGCTTCTGATTGCGAGTGTGTTCGCAACGGCGCTGCTGGCCTACTGGTGGCACGAAGCCAAGAAGACTATGCAGCCGGAAGAGCGCAAGGCGGCCGACAAGCTGGGCTGCGTCGACATCTGGGCTCTGCAGCGCCACCTGATGGCTGCGTCCGATCAGAAGCTGCCGTACCTGCCGGAGATCAACAAGGGTGCGCTGATGTACTACGCACTGATCCTGGAAGAAGCCAGTGAACTGGGTGAAGCGCTGGTGGCAATCCTGGCGTCGAGGTGTGGAAACGAAGCACCGGCCCTGCGAGATGCAGTGATCTCGATTGAGCAAGTTCGATCGAACATGGGCTATCAATCCAAGAAGATCCGCAAACTGCTGGAAAGCGTGTCCGACCATTGGAGTACGGTCCCGCCTCTGTCCATGTTCAAAGAGATCATCGACGGCGCCGCTGACGTTGCCGTGGTCACAGCTGGCTTCTCTCTCGCGGCCGGTGTGCCTGGGCGCGAAGCCTTCGTCGAAGCCAATCGCGGAAACGCCTCCAAGGCGAACCCGGCGACCGGCAAGATCGACAAGACACCTGACGGCAAGTGGATCAAGGGTGTGAACTACATCGCTCCCAACATGCTGGCGGTCCTGGAAGAGCACGTGCGTCGTCATCGGGAGGTGATGTCGCAGCCGGAGCCGTTCATGGGCTGATGCATCAAGGAGGTCTGTGCGCCTCCTTTCGCATACGCCTGGAGAGCTATATGTCGTGGGTGATTCTGTTGGGCAGCATCGTTGTGCTGTGGGTCATCATCAAATCGGAAGGAAAGCAATGAGCAAGATCCAGCAACTGAGTGCGCTTGAACTACAGCGCCACGCGTCCATCCGATCGGACATTCACCGGGCCTTGGATCTCCAGGCCCTGCAGAAGGCGTGTGATCGCATGCGCACCCTCGGGTGGTCTACTGATGAAGCCACGCGCACCAGAGAGAAGATCGCTCGCATCAAGCAAGAGCTTCAGGACATCAACAACCAACTGCATCATATGGAGATCAAGACATGACTGAAGCGAAGAACCAAGTGACCGACGCGGAACTCGTTCGAGCACTGGCCGTCGGCATCCTTTCCGATGACCTCGCCGTCGGCAACAAGGAAGCAGCCGCCCAGGCGCTGGAAAGGGCGGCGAAGGCTCTGGAGCAACAGACCAAGAGGCACGCGGAGCCTGAGCAAATGCTGCTCCTGATCCAAGGCAAGCAGCACCTGCGTCGTATGGTCGCGACGGGACTACTGGCCGGGGAGGGCTTTAGCTTCAACCGCAACAGCAACCCGATCATCGTGACTCGGAAGAGCGACCTGACCAACGTCATGATGGCCTTCGCCTTCGATCGCCTGGAAGATCTCGCCATGCTGCGTGGCCTGCGCTTTTCACACGTGGTGCTGGACTGCTACAACGATGTGATACAGGAACACGTCATGAGGTATCTACGAGATGTGCTGTTCCTGCGCTGACCAGTAAAAAGTTTCTTGTAGAGGGTGCAGAGGTTTGTATATAATCTCTGCACCCTTTCTCATTGGAGCAACAACATGTCGGACTGGATGATCGGTGGAGCGATGGTGACCCTCATGCTTTTCGGGGCAATCGTGGGTCTGTTCATAGGCTGGATGTGTGCGAAGGATCAAGTCGCGATCGTGCAGGCGGATCTGGACACGGAGCGCACGCACCACGCTGAGTGCCGCTCTCTGCGGCTGGCGGAAGCACATGAATCAGGCAAGCTGCGCCACGCCAACGTGGAACTGCAAGCGCGCCTGAACCGTGCCCGTGACCTGATGTACGACTCGTCTGTGATCCGCCACTCCAGCCACTACCAACAACTTCGCATGCTGCTCGATCCTGAGAGCGTGGCGCGGGAAGCGAATGACGAGGTCAAGAACTTCGAGCATCAACTTCAGAAAGAAATGTCAGCAGCTTTCCACAAAGCAACGAATCCAGCGGCGGTCAGGTTCTTTGTGCCCTTGGACGACGACACCCCTATCCCGCCGCCGAAGTCATGGTGAATCGTTTCGTCTCTCGTTGGCAGGAGGGCTGTGATGCCTTCCGGCGTGGGGAAGGGCGTGGTGATGCCCCACGGGAGCAAGACGGACGACCTAGCTGGTCGTGGACCAACGGCTGGCTGTGGGCGGAATCACAACAAGCACGCAAGCGCCGGCATCAACTGCGTGAGCGGCGGCAACTGAGGGAAGAGACATGAACAGCATCAGTTTGTGGCAGCAGGGCGTGGACGCCTATCGGGCTGGCAAGGGCATTCATGAGGCACCACCGTCAAGATTTGATCGTTTCTTTGACGGGCAACGCCAATCCTGGCTTAACGGCTGGAAATGGGCCCGCGACAACGTGCCCAAAGCAACGGGACACTGGATGATCGAAGACGGGTCCTCCAGCAAAGACTCCAAGGGCGTGCCTATGCGCAAGGCCGTAGTTGGCCTAGGGTCTGTGTCCGGCACGGGCTATTCCCAGAACATGCCGCGCACCATGACGATCCCAGCACACATCCCCACGGCACAAGAATTCCTGAAGAGCAATCGGGATGCATGCGCGGACGGCCAGTGGATGGCCGGCTATGAAGCGCTGCGTGACTATCTGATCAAGAACTACGGAAGCTGAACATGGACAACTTCGACCCTTATCGCATCCTGCAACTCGACAAGAATTGCAGCCTGGACGACATCAAGAAGGCCCGGCGCAAGTTCGCTTGGGACAATCACCCGGATCGCGGCGGCGACCCGGCCGTGATGGTTCAGATCAACGAGGCAGCGCGCATCCTGCTCGACGCGGAGAAGCGCCGACTATGGGATGAAGAAAAGCGCATCGAGCAGGTCGACAAGGACACTGATGCTCGCGAGGTGATGCTGAACGCTGTCAGTGCTGTGCTGACGGCCAACATGAACGCGCCCGGCCTGATGGACGTGATCGAGTCAACGGACATCGTGATCGCTGACCGCATCACGCAGGTCCAGCGAGCCATCAGGCATCTGCAACAAGATCTCGCGTTTCTGACACGCAAGGCGTCGTCTGTGCGGTTTCTCAAGGAGACAGGCGAGAACGTGATCGGCGGCCTGATACAACAGAAGATTGAAGGCAAGCAGACTGAGATCCTGAGCACGGAAAAGGATCTGGTCGATCTGTCGCGGGCCCGGGAGCTGCTGCGCGACTACACCGATGGGCAGGCGCGTCTACCGAGTGAGCAGCGAACTCGACTCGGCCTGGAGGGCTGGTACTAAGGAGCGCTGGCGGGCCGGCATACGTTGGTGACGTAGTCCTGCAGACCCTTCACTTGATCTCGCAATCCGTCCGCGACGGCCGCGTTGCTGACAAGCACTTCTCTAACGTCGTCACGAAGGACTGCGACGGCGGGGGTTCCATCAGCTGCGGCGCAGGAGGCGGCACCCGCACTGGCTGCACTTGCTGCCCAGGCTGCGGCAAGTGCCCGCATCCGGCCAGCAGCATCACGCTCAACAGCCCGACTATGCTCCCTTGCTTTTGCCAGACTGGCAGCGATGAGTCGATTCGATTCGTTCCGTGTCCACTCGTCATTTCTGTTGCTCTCCTGCTGCTCACGCAACTTGGCTTCGGCCCGCGCTTCCTGCTGAACGGCCTCCAGCTTGGCGCTCGTAGCCTTGTGGTGGCCGTAAGCACCCCAGGCAAAGAGTGCCGCCGCAGCGTACGCCCACACAGGGATGCTTCCCAACACCTTCAGTGCACGGCCGCCAAGCCAAAGAAGCGCTGAGATCACGCCCAGCCACCCTTGCGCTGCTGGTAGCGCCAGTACAACGTGACAGCGCCGGCACCCACCAGCACCGCGCCCAGCAGCACCCCAGGCTGGACACCGATCGACGTCGCGATACCGGCAACCGTCGACGTCAGCGTCTGCACCGTCGATGCCTGATCGTTCACGGAGGCCAGCGTCGCCGCGACACCTGTGGCCGCCGTGGCAGCACCGGCTTGGCTGATCGGCGAGGCTGTCAGCTTGCTCTCGTCAGCAACGGCTTGACTGGTCAGTTCGGCCGGTGCTTCATCTTCGGGCTTGAGGTACAACGCCGCTTCCATGGCGCGCCGGGCCGTCAGGCCCCGAGCTTCCACCAGCGGACCCTTGCCGCCCACACGCATCTTGTTCCACAGGGAGAAGGCGCGGGCCGCAGCAGCACTCTCTCCACGCTTGTGGGCCTTCAGCACAGACGAGGTGCTGAAGCCGGCCAGTCCAATGTTGTACGCTAGTGAGGTCATGGCGCCCAGCTGGTTCGGTGTGGTAGGTGCGTCGGCACACAGCGCTTCCACCTTGGCCGCGAACTTGCTGACGGAATCGAAGAAGCGCTGGTCAGCTTGATCAGCCGTCCAGCGCGTCGAAGCCGTCACACCTTCTGTCTCGCCCCAGCCGCACGTCCACACGCCGGCAGGGCACAGATACGCGACCAGAAAGCAGTTCTCCTTGCGGGCCATCGTCTCGACGACCTCCCAGGGAATGGGCCAGTTGAAGTTCCGCGCATTCAGTCGCGCGATGGCATCGTCGAGTTTGCTCACGGCGTCTTCCCCATGTGAGATTGAAACCACTCCCGCAGGATGACGCCTGCAGCCACGACGAGGGACCACATTAGACCCGTCACCGTCTTTTCGATCACTGCCTTGCGCAGGGCATCGCGTCGCTCTTCACGCTTGATCAGCATCAGCAGGAACTGCCGCTGCTCCGGCGTCAATGCACGCTCCTCCAGGTGCCGTGCCACTGCGGTTGAGATCATGTCGGGCAGATCCTCGTGCGTCTGCTCGCACCGACGATCAACGGCAATGATCATCTGCGCAAGGATCTTGGCCTCCCCAGAAGCCAGTCCGTCAGGCACATTGCCCAAACGGAAAGGCTCCTCCAAGCTGTTATGGCTCATGTCCGCCCTTTGTGTAAAGGCCGCCACTTCAGCGGCCCAGTAAGAAGTTTACTGAAGAGATTCCAATTTCCAGCGAACCCAAGCGGCCTCTAGTGCCTCAGCCTCTTCGTAACGCACACCATAGCGACCACCAGCAGGCTTGTACTCCTGGACGACTACTACACGGCTTGGCTGCGCTTCTTCGACCACTTCGTGCCATCCTGGCTTGTATTCTTGTATGACACGGCCGTCTTCATCCAGCACTTCAGGAACTTCTGGGTGCTCGATGACGAGTGCCGGGATTTCAGGCACTTCCACCGTGCGCTCTGGTACTTCTTCGAACGCGTCATAACACAGAAGACCAATCTCGAACGCGTCGATACCGCGAGCGGCGAAAGCCTCCCAGATCTCTTGTGCAATCAGACCGATGTGCCAACGGGCACCGGTGCCTTTCTTCTGCACAGCGTCCTTCCATTTGAAGCGCACACGCCTTACGGAGGACCATGCCTCTAACCACTCCACAGGAATATCTTCGATATCCTGCTTTTCATTGGCATCTGACGTGTTGATGGTGCCACTGACCGCATGCACCACGGTGTATCTAGCGCCGGCAGTCCCAAGAGACGCCGCATTGTCCGTGTTGTTGCGCCAGCTATCACAGGTCAGGCGACCTTCGTTGTATCCGACGTTGCTGTGGATGATGTTGGTAGCAGACGGCAGGTACACCTGAGCACTCGTGTTGCCCACCGTCTGATTTCCGATGCATGTGATGTTCGTGCAGTTCGAGGGCTCATCCGTGATGCCGTTTACCTGTGGGTAGCTACCACCGAACCACGATGGCTGGTTCATCATCGTATTGCCGATGAAAGTCAGATCTGACGAATCACCGATACGCACACCCGACACCTTGTTGTCGTCAAAATGGCCCCCCAAAACCTTGATCTGCTTGCTGAAGCCAACATGCAGACCATGATTGCCGCAAAAGCGCGCCGTAACACCGATCAAGCTGCCTTCAATGCAATCATTCAAGCGCACACCTGACTTCAGGTTGGTGCGACCACTGCTGACGAAGGTATCCGAAATTCTTGGCGCAACGCCAATCAGATAAATGCCTTCATCATCACCAGAATCCACAATGCAATTGGCAATCTGTACAGGTGGGTAAAACGCGCTGTTTTGCTCGCCACGCTGGATCATGATCTGTGAGGTGGGCCCAAGCAGATGTGTACGTGACACGAGAACGTCGGCAGTGTCCTTCACGTTAATCGCAAAGTTGCTGCCGTTGCAGCCGATGATCTTCAGTGCTTCACTGATCTCGTTGACTGTGGGGTGGTCGCCTTGAATGCTGCCACCAAACAGGTCACAGTTTTCAAAGGTGATGTACGAGAACGCAGACAGTTGAATGCTGGTGTTATAGACGACACAGTCGTACATCGTGATGCGAGTCGCATACGTGAACTGAATGCCGAAGGGGGAACCCGCGCCCTGATTGGTCAAGCCTAGTCGACTGATAGACAAACGCCCCACGTAGCTGGGTGATGTGCCGACCACACGAAGGCTTCCAGAGGAACCGAACTGGATCTCGCTGGTAGTCTTACCAGACCCATACAAAGATACTTTGTTCGGGACACTGAAAAGTCCGTTGATGTAATAGCGGCCGTCTGGAAAATACAGACCCGCTCCAACTGCAAGAGCGGCCGTGGCTGCGGCCACGCAAGCCGTCGTGTCATCGTGCACACCGTCACCAACAGCACCGAAATCCTTCACGCTGATGAAGTCGGCGTTCTTTTCATGTTGTGTGCGATCGACAGCCCCTGCCAAGTTCTGACGCGTGCCAACGGCGTTCGAGCCCTGCGTGCTGGCAGTGCCACTCAGGAATGTACCGGTGATCACAGCCCGCGAGAGTTGGTCCACCAACGTGTTGATGTCACCGTTATCCAGGATGTCTTCACTGGGCAGGTTCTCTGCCATCAATTGAGCGACGGCAGAGGCGATAGAGGTGCTCTGACGAAGAGCCTTGTTCAGCTTTTCTTTCGTCAGAATCCCAGGTCCATAACCTACCGGGCGGTAACCACTAGGAGAAGCCCACACAGCCTGAGTATCAACCTCGGCGCCAGCGTCTGTGGCAAAGGGCAGAAATTCATTGGTCGCCATAACGGCTCCTTAAGTCTTGATCAGATAACGGACGGTGATGTTGCGGGGGCGCGTTTCGCTGCCACCAGTGGCCTGTGTGTTGCCAGTAGCGTCAACAGGGCCAGTGCCTCCGTTGATGTCAAGGCCACCCGACCCAGCATCACGCAGACCGATGATCTGGTGGGTATGCGACTGGATAGCAAAGCCTTGAGCACTGCCCAACGTTCTCCCAGGATCCACATTACGACCTAGATCAGCACCACGCAGGAATTCAGCGCGGCCATCAGGAAGCTGCACAGCAGCTGTCGGGCCAGTGCCGGTAGTGGCCCAACCATTCGCAACACCAATGGCATACAGCGCTGGATAGGACGTTTGCAAGATGAATTGGCCGTTCAGTTCGAGCCAACCAGTTTGCGCACCTGAATCCATCGTGGCTTTCACATCACCGGGCTTCCAGAACTGCGCACCGGTGATGAGGGCCTGAATAGCATTCTTCAGCGCCGCCGCAAAAGTGGCAGGATCACCGTCATCTGGCAGATCCAACGTGCCTTCTGTGACGGCAAACTGAGCCACGCCAGCCACACCTGTGCATGCTTGTCGCAAGGATGTATTGACGAACTCACTGCGAGCAATACCGGGCTGGTTGCCGATCGTGCGCTGACTGTCTGCGGTGTATGTAGCCGGCGTCTGTGTATTCGCGGCCGGATCATTAGCGAAAGGTACATACTCAGTGGTAGCCATAGTTTCCTCTTAGGTGGTGCTGAAGACGCCAACGTCGAGGCCAGCGCTGAAAGGTGTTGTGGGCGCATCGAGGGCAAAGAACGGGCCCGGAGCAACTGTGATGCTATTGATGCGCACACCAGCCGTCTTAGGGATGATGTCACCACGCCTGATCATTTCAATCAACACCGCCGATGCACCACCAGCGATGTAGATGTCAATGCTCATGTCTTGGTGATCGATGAAAAAGTAATTCACGCCAAAAAGCGTGAAGCTGTTCATCGCGATTTCGTTTGCAGATTGGATGGTGCCCAGAAAATAGTTACTGGCGATCTTGCCCAGAATTGCGGCGCGGTAGGACTCATCATCGAGCGACACAACACCTTGAGTCGGCTCAAATGGGCCTTTCCACACAGCAAAGTTCCAGCCCAGGTCTGCATCGTCCCAGGTGAAGAAGACGCCGTCGATTGGCACCTGTTGAACGCGGCTGAGGCCCACCCAGAGGCCGACCATGTCCAGTTGTTCGCCCACAGCCACGTCAACGTCAAAGCCGGCCTGAATCTTTTCCTGCGTGGTGTTGATGTCGTTGAATGGCTGTGTCAGCGCCTCCACCCACGCCGTAAATTTCGGCTTCTGGTGCTCGCTCGTGATCAGACTCGTGTAATTGAACATGATCAGACCGTCACGTTAAGGGTGATCTGAGACAGATCAGAGATGGCCTTTTCATTGAAGGCGATGGGCACGTCGGCAGTACCAGGCGTTCCAGAAGACAACGAGGCTGTCAGAGACGTGATCTTGTACGTCTCGTTGATCTGGTCGCCATTCAGGAGTGCTGGCGTGTACAGGCGGTTAACCACGAGGTCTTCACCCACGTCCATGCCGTTCACATAGTCAACCAACGCCTGCTTGATGCGGTCGCCCGTCACACTGGTGTAGTTGGTCAGTGCCGTGATGTTGATCACCGCCTTGATTGGTTCTTCAGTGGGCTCGAAGTATCTGATCGTGTGGACGGTGCCGCTCACGTCAGTCACGGTGCCACTGGTAGTGCCATGCGTATAGACGCCGGGTCCCTTCAACTTGTAGATCGTCTCCACAATGTCTTGCAGGTCACCACCGCGCACCACGGCAGCGATCGAGTGTGCTGGCAGTCCCATGGAATCGGTCGCGTTGGTGTCGTTCTCGTACACACGCACGTAGTCAACACCAGTGAGCGCCTCCAGGTTGGAGGTAAGGCCATCCAATACTGTGTACGAGTTCAGTGCCGGTGCGATCTCTTGACGGGCGCGCAACTCGGCATCAGACTCGACAGCCTGACCCGGCGAGGGTACTGCTGGGTTCGTCACTGTCTGCCAGCCAGCGACGGGAGTGACGATCTGAGTAATCGTGCCGATTCCGGTACTGAGTGCGCCGACCTCTTGTGCCGCGGCCGTCACGGTGATAGTGCCGGCTGGTGGAATCACCACAACCCCTGGCAGGTTCCACTTATTGCCGAAGACATCCGACACCACACCAGTGTTGATAGTCGTGCCGGCGACGCCTGTCAGTTCTAGCAGAACTTGTGAATTTGAGGCAGGGGCTCGCTTGATGTGATTGATCTTGACCACGTTGGACAGGCCCACACCCTGGGCCGTCTGCGGACTAAAGCCGTTGTACACCTTGATCGCCGTCTGGTTGGCATCGTGAATCGCCAAGGCAAACACAGCCAGCAGTTGGCCGTCCTGGCTGTCCTCTTCGAGATACAGATCCGGTCCGAAGATGTTGCGCGCCGACGCCTTCAGCGACTCGAAGATGTCGGCATAGGACGGAGCGGAGATGCCGGTCGCTGTGACCTGTGCGGCGAGCGTGGAAAGCGGGTAGGTTGCCATGCGGCCCTCTTAAAAGGTCACGTTGATCGTGGGCAGAACCGTGGTGCTGTAGATCGTCTGCACCCGGGCAGACACAGTGAATTGACGGTTCGTCACGTCCGATGAGTATTCTAGGATCTCAGACACTCCGGGTGTTTCGAGGATGCGCGCCTTGACGGCGAGATCCCGCGAACCCTGCGTGCCGTAGCCCAGAATGCTTTCCTTGTAGGGCGTGCCAGCGTCGACGTCCAAGAACCACTCACCAGTGGCGAGCAGTAGCCGCGTCTTGATGGCCTGGGCAACGCCTTCAGGTGAATCGACAAACAACTGGGCGTCACCACGCCCAAAGATGTAGTCGCCGTCAGCATCTTGTTTGCGGTACTTCATACTGGGTTTCCTGTGTTGCTGCTGCCCGGCGCCACACCACTGTGCTTGTGGGTACTGCCCACATTGACACCTTGGTGGGTGAGGGTGCCGCCAGCGAAGGACACATCACCGCCAAGTTGTTGGACGTCGCCGCTGATCTGGATCGTCGGCGCGCTCAGAAGGATATGGTCAGTAGCAGCGATAGTCACCACCGGTGTCTGTACTTCCAAGCTCTCTGTCGCCTTGATGCGCACCGTTCCGCTTGGTGTGATCTCCACGAAAGTGTCACCTTCCATGTTCCTCAACTGCACATTGTTGCTGTTCAGTGGTTGAGGGGGCACACGTGGCTGTGAGAAAGGACCCGGCAGTGCGAAGCCATCAGAAAGGTCGTGGGTACGGAACTCGATCTGGTTCTGAACACCACCGCTCTGCCACCAAGCATCAATGCATCGATTGGCGAAGACAACCAGCACCTCATCGTCGATCTTCAGTGGAAAGGCCAGCATGAAGCCACCACCTGACGGAAAGACAACTGGCACGTCTGCGAGCACTGGCATGTCGACCCACTCAAAGCCACCATCCTTGTTGTTGAACTTGCAGCGCAGGGTTGGCTGGCAATCCACGATGATCTTGTCTCGCATCGAGGTGATGCTGACGATCCGCGCCGGCATGGCCGTCCACAGGGTGGACTGGAACTGCTCCAGCATGCCCTGCATGACAGTGGGCAGATCGTCAATGCGTTCGCGGCGGTCGCTCATGTCGTCTCCGGTGCAATCTTCAGCGTGTCACGGTTGACTGCGAGGCAGGTCATTGTCGTGTACCACTCTTGGCCGCGCGTGTCGCCTCGGTGTTCCGCAACGATCACACGATAGAAGCCGTCGAAGGTCGTGGTCGCAAAGCGCTGCACGCCTGTGTACGTGTTGTAAGCGACGTTAGCCGTGTTGCCAGGAGCACCAATCACGCGATTGATGTCCCGCTCGTTGATCTGGATGAGGCCACCCACCACAATCTTTGGGTTCAGTAGGCACGTGACGATCAGTCCGTTTTCCGTCTGCTGGGGCACACCGATCATGCCGGTCTGCGAGTTCAGTGCGACAGCTTCCCCAGGCAGGTAGCCGTCAAGCGGCACCACGTTCACCTGACCGTTATTGATCGTCCAGCTTGTGCCCATGTTGCGCGCTGCCCGGCGCATGGACGCACGTGCGAGGCCGAACAGCACTTTGCCGCGCGGCAGCACACCGCCCGTCGCATCAGCGATGTAGCCCATATCAATGCCGTGGGGCTTCATGGCAGCACCTGCCGCGTTGACCTCATCGCGCGCATTCGATCCTGCCGCCAACGTCTTGTTGACGTAAGCGAAGTTGTATGCCTCATCGCCATCCGCGCAAAGCAGGTCCAGATACTTGTTCTTGGCATCGACACGGCCCATGCCAAATTGCTTGATCTGGCCTTGGAAGATGACGCCAAACGCAGCGTCATAGCCAGCTTGTAGCGTCACACGTGAGAACTCGCCCCGGATGCGCTTCTCCGTGTCGTCTGCGAGGTTGTACACGCGGATCAGCACATTGGAAGGGCTTTCCACGTCCTGCTGCTGCGTGGCGAAGGTAATGCGCAGTTCAGAAAGGTCCAGACCTTTCTCACCCTCGGTCACGACCAAGGTGCACTTGCGCTTGTACTGAAGATCAGAGTTCGCCATCACTCCACCACGAAGAAGAGGCGACCGGTGACTCCCAGGTCGTTGAACTGGGGCACAGCCGTCACATCACCGTCCGACTGCACCTCCAGCCGGCCGCCGATGCCCAGGTACTCGTACTGTTCCAGCAGATCCACACCTGTGACCAGTGGAATTCCAGACACGATAGGAACGCGCTGCGCATCAGCGATGTCGAGGGTCCACGAACCGGCAATGCTGTTGAATTGCACCGTGAGCGTGTACACGACGCCGCCCAGCGGGATCTGCAGCGTCTGCGGATCGTTGACCAACGGAATTTCGTAGGGAGTCATAGCCACCTCAGTTAGACGGGCCTGGGGTCGTGTAGCTCGATCCGGGACCCAGGGCCTGTGTGCCGCGATCAGATGTGGGCTGCGTCTTGTCCGGTGTCTTCTGTGCGCTCTTGTCAGCAGCCAGCGTGACCACCTTGGTGCTGACCAGCAGCACCTCACGCAGAGTCACCGTGACCATCAACACGTTTTCTGTGTTCTTATCGGTGCGGGTGATGATCTGACGAATCAGCATGTTCTTGTACACGCGCTTGCCCGTGTACACATCGAAGGGCTCGCGATCGGCCTGCAGTTTGAGCAACTTCGTGTACCACTCGCGCACCTGACTCGCCGAGTTGCCTGACAGCAGTGACTGAACGCCAGTCACAGTGCCGGCAAGGCCCGAGAGCAGCCCATTGAAGTAGCCCGTTTCCGACGGCGAGTTGCTCCACCCGCACTCAATGACCACCTCGGCCGGTCGCTTGTACGAATGATCGGTGATCACAGAACCACGCTCGACAGGATGGTCCGTGATGTCGAGTTCATCCGTGTGCAGTTCAGAGATCGTCACCTGTGGACTTAGTGTGCCGATGGAGCGGCGGGGCTTAACCACAATGGACTGGAGGCCCAGTTGGGCCCCCGCTGCGATGATGCCGACACCTGACATTTATTCCACCTTGCGTGTGCCCATCTGACGCATCAGATCGGAGTTGACAGAGCGCTGCTGACCGCCGATGGCATTTGCCGTTGCTGTGGGGTCTGTGGCGCCATAGACGGTGATATTGGTCTGCTGCTGGAAGGCGGCACCCTGACGTGCCGCTGTCTCAAACTGGGCAGACGAGAACGGATTGCGCCCATTCTCGTGCTTGACCATGGCCTCCATGATCGCGGCCAGATTGCCTGTCGCGTTGAGGTCAATGTACTCCTGAGAGTTGAAGCCTGTCGCCTTCGTTACTGCGTCGATGTATGCCTGTGTGTTGTTCTCGCTGGCCGGTGCGTACTTCTTGATGATCTGCGAGATGTTCTTGAGGCCGTCGCGGTTCTGGTACAGCAGTAGCTGCCGCGCCATTGCAGCAAGGCCCTGCTCCGGCGTGTCGAAAGTTGCGAACCCCCGGTTCATGCCCGTCTGACCCAAGCCGGCGCGCAAGTTGCCAGGATTGTTGTTCCGCAGGCCTAGGGGCAAATTGCCAGCTGGCGCTGGCGGCCCTGGTGGGAGGGCGGGGAGGCCCGACAAGCCTGCTGTGTCCTTCTGCGCCTGGGCTCGCGGGCTCAGCGTCACACTGCCGCGACTGCCCGACAGCGTCTCCCACAGCAGCCGGGCCTGATTCTTCGTCTCTGCCCAGAATTCAGCAGGCGTGGCCTTTTGAGCAAAAGCAGCGACGCGTGTCATGCTCTTCAGCATCTCGTCCAGATTGGACGTCATCTGCTTGAAGTAAGGCAGCATGCCAACGGAAATGACGCTAAACAGGATCTTGGCGCGCTCCGTCACCTTGTCGAGTGCATTCGCATATTCGACAGCAGCCTTTGCCGCTGCCTCTGTATCGATGTTCAGACCCTGCGTCATCATCTGGCGCTGCTTCTCAGCAGCCAGCAACTTGTCATAGCCTTCAGTAAGAAGTTTCAGCTGATCAGGGTCGATCCCAAACAGGTTGCCGTACTGGATGGCGATGTGCTCAGGCATCTTGCGCAAGGCACCGACGAGGTCCAGCAGTACCTGATCTTTGGTGCGGCCCTGCACGGGCACTCCCAGGTCCTTCAGCAATGCCGTCAAGCCCGGGTTGCTGCGCATGCTGCGTGCAATGCCTTCGACTGTGGCAATCGCCTGTTTACCATCCAGTCCGATCTGACGGTATCCGTATGCGAGGTTGTTCAGCGCTGCGACAGGCGCCTCCGCTTTACGGGAGGCGTAATACATCTTCTCCATGTCGCGGGTGTACGAGACAACCATTGCGGTTGCAGCACCCGTCACGGCGGTCACAGCCTGCGCGATTCCCATCACGCGTTTCTGGATGTTGACCGTTGCCGTGTCGAAGTTGCGTTGGCCGCGCTGGTCGATCTGGAAGCCCAGACGAATCAGATACTCGCGCAGGACTTCAGAGGAACCAGCTGCCATGTCAACTCCTTGTTGGTCGTGCCGCTTCTAGGCGGGCTCTGTTCTCTGCCTCCATTTCCAGGTACTCATTGAGCAGAGCCACGTCATAGAGGGACAGAGAACCGTTCTTCAGATCCAGATATGTGCACATCCCTGCGTGCACGGGCTGGAGAAGGAACTGCTCACCTCCTTCCAGCCCTATGAGCGTCACGCCCCCGTCGCCGACGATGTGTCGGCACTCTCCGAGGAATCTTGCATGCCGCTCAGCAAAGGAAAAAAATCGGCCAGATTCTCCTTGCAGACTTCGACGACCAGACGCATCAGCACCTGTCCCGTCATGTCCGCGAAAAGTGCTTGCTTGCCCGTGACGACCTTGGCCCAGTCGCCACCTTGCTGCTCGCGCTGGACGACCTTCAGGCACTCGAACATCACGTAGTCGGCGTCATCTTGTGCCATGGCGCCCATTGCGCGCCAGCCTGCCTTTACCATGCCATGCATGATTCGCGAGGCCCTCAGCACCGGATCTTCGCCTTCGATCAGTTCTGCCAGCGTGCCGTCTTGGTACATCTCGTACTTGGCCGCTTCGATCTCGTTGATGACGGTACCGACTCGACGTGCAATGTGCATCTGCACAAACACGTCGAGTCTTCCGATGGAGTACCTCTGACCTTGGACTTCTACGATGTTGCTCATGATTTTGCTTTGACAGGGAGAGAAGGGGAGGTGGATCAGGCGCCGAGTGCCATCGAGATACGCACGGCGTCGAACACCCATTCGTTGACGCCGGCTTCTTCCGCGAAGGTCAGGTCAGGCCACTTCTTGAAAGCGACTTGCGAGGCCGTCACGATGTCGTTGCGGTTCTTGTCCGCGAGGCTGAAGGTGTTCTGACCCCAGTTGGCCGCCGACGCGCGCTGGAAGCTCAGCATCGCCGCCAGCAGTGCGTTAGTAGGCGACGTCTTCAGAAGACGGATCGTGATCGTGCCGGAGAAATCGGACGTCATGCTGTGCTGGCCGCCGCCGTCAGCGCCGATCTGCATGATGTTGGCGTCCGCGCCCGGGGTGACGGTCACACCTTCCTTCGACGGGCCCGCGCCGGCGCCGACGTTGATCAAGCCACCGGGGCCCGACAGCGCGGCAACCACATCCGCGAACGAGTAGGTTTTTGCAGCCATGGTGGCTCTCCTTCAGATGAAAGTTCTTACTGGTTGACGGTAACGGTCAGTTGCACCGTGTGGATCGCACCAGCGAGCTTGGCAGCGGCCTGGATCGGCATCGACTTGCGTGCTTGCCTATCGGACTGGTTCTGCGTGCGCATCGGAGCGCTGTACACGTAGTAGCCCTTCTCCATGTAGTCGCCTTGCTTCAGCGTGCCGAAGCCTGTTGCGTTCCACACGCCCGGTGCCAGCAGACCGTTGGTCACACCCTGTTGGCAGACCTCTTCCACCTTGGTGTTCAGGAGGTTCTGACCGGCGTCGGTCTGGGGGATCTTCGTGGTCGTCGTGTACAGGGCGTTGTACAGATTCGTCTGCACGGTCACCGCGAGCCAGTCGATGCCAAAGATCGTGTCGATGTATTCACCCGACGACATGACGCCGTACTGCGTGATTGCGGTGCCGTTCGAGTAGCCCGCCGACACGTTGATGTTGTTGGACTGCAGCGCGTTCGCCTGCGTGCTGTTGATGGCCTCAGCCTCCAGCCCCGGCGTCTGCTTGTACATCATCGTGATGACGGTGTTTTCGCCGTTGTAATTCACCGTCAGCATGCGGCCGAAGTCAGTTGCGACCGCATACGGCGACTTCGACGAATAGCGCACCATCGTCTTGTCTAGGCCGTTGGCCTTCATGACCGCACCGACGTTGGTGGTGTTGCCCTGCACGAGGGCCGCTGCATCCTGAGTCGTGATGCCGTACACGTGCTTCGTGTTCGTGCCTTCGATGAACTGAGCGACAGCGAGATGGTCAGCAGTTGCGCCGCCACCGCTGATACCCAGCATCTGCAGGCCGTACCACGTCTGGCCCCAGTTCTGCTCGAACAACGTTACTGCGGCGATCGGCGTTTCTGCGTCAGCACCGGGCGCTTGGTAGGCACCCGACGATGCGGCCGTCATGCCCAGCAGTGCACTGATGTCGGTGCCAGAGCCCGGCGCCGTCAGAAAGCTGATCGCTGAAGTCGCGCCGGTGGCGGCCGAAGTCAGTTCGAAGCGCTGGTACTGCGCATTCCAGACCATCGTGGCACCCGTGAGCGCCGCCGTGATCAGCGAGGCAACCGCGTTGAGGTTGGTTGCCGTGGACAGATTGATGCCCGTCACGTTGGTCGGAGCGCCGCCGTTCTTGGTGTAGGTGAAACCACCCGAGGTCACGGCAGTGAAGTTCGCCAGTGTCTGTTCAGCCGCGCTCAGTGTCTTACCCACCAGCGAGCCCGCAGCGGCCGTCAGGAACCAGCGGCCGATCTTCAGCGTGGTGGGCTGAGGCGACTGCGCGAAGTAGATCTGGGCGGCCAGATATTCAGGTGCGCTGCTGCCGAAATCGGCGCCGACATCGGTGAGGGATTCGTAATCGCGCTGGCGCGTCACGGTGTCGATCACAGATGACGTGCCCAGGATGAGCAGGGTCGACAGGTTCTGCGCTTGAGCAGCTGCTGCGGTCAGAACAACAGCGACGTTGATCAGACGAGACAGCGGTAATTGAACGGGCGTGGTTGCCATGTTGGCTCCTTACGGGTTGACTTCGATGCTGACTGAGCGCGGCGGCTCGTCTGTGTTGATTGTCGCTTGTGCCGACAGAAGGTTGAGAACACGGAAGAGAGTAGCGGCACGGAACCGGTAGCGCACAAGGATCTCGCACTTGTGTACCCAGCGTTCCTTGATCAGCGCCGGCAGTGGGATCAGGTCACCTGTCGAGATCCAGCCGAAGCCCGCGCCAATCAGTTGGTCGCGATTTTGGCTCAGGCTGAGCATCGTGCGCAGGCGCTCTGCGTACTGCGTCATGTTGGGCCCGTAGAAGGTGTGCCGCGCCGTGATGATGCGATCGCGCTCGATCGTGGTGGTGCCCTCGTCTTCAGGATCATGACCCTCGTAATGCTGCGAGTCTGCGGACGTCTGCAGCAAGGAGAACGTCATCCAGTTGACCTCGAACCCAGGTTGCTGCGAGGGCTCCTGAATGAACTTCGGACGCACGAGGTTGTTGGGCAGACCAGTTAGCCCCACCAGCACGTCGTGATAGAAGTCCTCCAGCGCGTCGTCATACAGACCGTTGTCGGTCGTAAACGGCAGGTAGCCGGCCACTGACGAATCACTCGCCATCATCTTCCCCTGGCTGTTGTGTGGGCGGTGTGTTGGACTGCTGCACCACCAAGATTGCGCGGCAGAAGCCCTGCCCGAAGCGGTCGTAGGGCTTGACCTCGATCAGCGTGTGCAGACGCCCGTTGTATTCGACTTGATCAGGCTGGCGGCCCTCAGACGCGCCATTCAGCTGGAACTGCGTGATGATGATCAGAGGTGCCCACGTCGATTGGTGATCTTCAGCCCGGCTGGTTGGCATCTTGCCGTAGACACACGTTCCGAAGTGAGGCCCCGTGCGCACTTCGTTGACGACACTGCGTCCCTTGTCGTTGATCGTCTCGAAGCGCTGAATGACGTAGAAGCCCGCGTCATCGCAGAACTCTTCCGACATAAACACGTCGGTCATGTCCAAGGTGCCCATTATTCGGCCTCCCTGTTGCGGATTGCGTAGGTGATCGCGTTGCGCATCTGGGCTGTGTCGACCAAGGGCTTCGCGAGATCAGTGCCGGGGGCTTCACCTTGACTGCGGCGCTCCAATTCCTCCTTGGCGCCCTTGCGGCCGCGACGAGCACGTGCACGCACGGTGGCGTCTGCAAGTGGAGGGGGCACACCTTCATTGACCTTGGCCTTGATACCGTTGGCTGCGATGCTGCCGGCACGGTGCAGACGCTGCTCGACAGCATCACCCCCGCGCGCCGACAGAGCTACACGTGCAGCGCCGCCCAGTGCGCTGGAAGTCTCTTCCTTCACAGACTCCAGACCGGGCACCATGAACGGACGCGCAGGGATATGTGCGTCTTCAGATCCGTTGTCGTGGATGTAGCCCAGTGCCGCGTTGGTCAGACCTTCGGGCTCACCAGGCTCAGGCTTGCGCTCGTTGTCTTCCCCCTCGGGAAAGCCCACCAGCACCTCACGGCTCACCAGACGCGAGAGTCCACTGAAGAGCGCCGCCATGTTGTCTTTGGTGACACTCAGGGACGAGGGTAACTCCTTGGGCACATCGCGTTTGCTGTTTGCCATGTGGCCTCACACAGGGAAGAAACCACCTGGGCCCGGCCACGCCGTCAGCACAGCAGGACCGGGGCCACCGACCTGCATGGGACCTGCGCCAAACAGGTTCTTGTACGACCACCACATACGGCCGTAGACGGTGCCATTCCACCATCCCGCACCGTCTTCCATGACGGCACCGACCTCATACGAAGCCGACATGCCTTCAGCGCCTTTGCTGCTCATGGGTCCGACCGACATCCCCGGCACACCCCCGCGTGCCGCCGCGTTCATGCTTTGCTTCTGGATCACCAGCATGTGCGCAGTGCGCAGGTAGATCATGTAGGCCGTCAGATCCCCGAAGCGCGCTTGGTTCACCAGCTGCTTGTTCAGTGTCAGCAGCGGCTCGATCATGTACGCCGGGTACGCCACGTCGTTGACGAACTCGGGAAACGTCTCCCGAAAGCCCGTCACCGTGACAACCACATCCGAGGTAGAGCAGTCCATACGATCTCCTGCAGCAGTGCGACGTGTCCTCAGTCTTCAGCGATCTCGACGCCGTTGACCTTGGAGTACCAGTGCTCGGCGAGCGACTTGGGCATCTTCTGTTCACCGGCCGCGATGTCGACCATGTCGCCATCGTCCAGCGTGATCTTGAACGCCTTGGGCACGAAGACACGCACCTTGTCTTCAGCGGCCAGCTTCTCCGTCTCCGTCGGGCCATGGCCTTCCGGCTGCGGAATCGGCGACTTGTCCGTGGTCAGCAGCGTGTTGCGCGCCGTGGACTTCGTCGACTTGTTGGTGTTCGTCGGGGCTTTTGCCATTTCGGCTCTCCTTGGGTTAAAGGTCGTCGCGAAGTACGCGGCGTGATTGCTTTGGCTGGTCCTTTGGGGCTCGCCCCTTCTGCCACCCAGCCGGAATGGCATCTGCTTTCACACGTCGGTTTTCCCGCCCGTTGGTGATCCACACCAGAGAGCCCATGGCATCACGCAGTTTCTGCTTGGCTTCGTTGGACAAGGGTCCTAACTTCAGACCTTTCTTGGACTCCGAGATAGCGCGCTTCGCTTCTTCTGTGTGCTTGTATGGGTTCTCTGCTGCGTTCTTCCGTAGCTTTGCTTTGTGCTCTTCACTCAGGCTACGACCGCGCAGCGCTTCCGAAATTCGATCACGAACATCTTGGGCTAAACCCTGTGCCCCGATACCACCTGTCGTTGTGTTGAGCAATTCAGGTCCGCTGTATTTCGCGATCCAGTACTTCTCACGCTCTTGCCAGTCGTCTTCAGGTGCCACTGTTTCCAAGTGCACGATCAGAGGCTTTAAACCCGCGTCGGCCAGCGCTCGCAACCACACAAGCTTTGGTGTGACATCAGGACTCGTCTCTGCTTCGTAAATGTGGGACTGCAACCTGTTCAGAATCTTCTGAAGCGTGCACCCGACATATCGGACGCTGGTTACAGCCCCACGTGGGTCCATCAACGCGTAAACCTTGCGAACTCTTGTGTCCATGGGGACCTCCTTGTGAAAAGGTCCCCATGGTACACTATGAATTCACATTAGAGACCGTCTCTGTAGGCCGCCGTCTCCGGGTAGACGAACTCGACGACGCCGAGGCGGTTGAAGTACGTCGTGCTGTGGTAGATCGACGAGAACTGCACCGGGGTGCGCTGCAGGCCGGTCATGGGGAAGCGCACCAGACGCTTGTCCTTGCGGTACGCCACCATGCGGTCGACACCGCCTTCCGTGCCGATGGTGCCGCCGACGCCGCAGCCGACCAGCCACTTGACCGGGAAGATCTCCAGATCACCCTTGCCCTGCTTGGTAAGAATGTTGTTCTCCAGCAGGTACCGCAGGATCGAGACGGAGCCGGCAGACGACACGATCCGGGTCGTCAGCATGCCGAACACGGTGGGCGGCAGCAGCAGGCGGTTGGGGATCTGCGCGTAGCCTGACGCGCGCCACGCGGAGGTCAGGATCGCGTTGACGTCCGTCAGGATCTCATCGGCCGTCTTCAGGGACCAGCGCGGCGAGCCGCCCGCACCGTTGGGCAGGTTGGCGACGTTGGTGACCAGCGAGTGGTTGCACAGGCCGCCCACGTTGATCTGGGCGTCACCCACGTAGACCTGCTCGTCGACGTCCATCTGCTGCTTCAGGCGCAGGCCCTCCAGCTTCTGTTCATCGATCGGACGACCGGCGCGCGCGGCGCTCTCCAGTTCCGGGATGGAGTACTTGACTTCCATGCCCCAGAGCGTCAGCGGGTTGGTGATCTTCGAGATGTCGACGGACACGCCGCCGATCTGGTTGGACACCTTACCGATCCACGCCTTACCGTTGCGGATGCCGGCGCCGGCAGCGAGGCCACCAGCCGCCGCGATCTGGCTCAGCGTGTACGACGACAGTTCGTCGGCCAGCGACACGTCTTCGCGCAGGTCGATGTCACGCGACCATGACACGTCGACCAGCGGCATGTTCATGGTCGGGTCGAGGCGCTCCAGCTCACCGACCATGAAGGCGCCGGTCGAGTCGACCGTGCGCATCTGGCCGTCAGCGGTCTTGATCTGCACCGGGTGTTGCAGGGTGTGGCCGCGCTGGTTGCCGTACAGATCGATCGAGGCCGTCGGAGCGGCCAGCAGCGCGCCGACCGCGTTGGCGTCGAAGGTGTTGTGACCGGCGCCGGCCAGCAGTGCCGCAAGGGCGCTGCCGTTGTCGCCAGTCATGTGACCACGCACCACGCGCACGATGGAGCGCTTCGGCGTGAAGATCTTCGGGAATTTCATGATGGATTCCTTGGTAGTTGCTGAGGTGACGCCGAGGCGGATCAGGCGGCCCAGATTTCGATTTCGACGTTGCCGTCGGCATCGGCCGGGCCGTTGTACTTCGCGTTGGTCGCGGTGAAAGTGTTGGTGCCCGACGCCGCAGCGACGAACTGACCTTGCACGTTGGCACCCGCCGAAGCAGCCGCCCACACTTGCACCGGATCACCCTTCTTGACGACAGCGCCAGCAGGCAGCTTCACGATCACGAAGCCTTGGCGCACCACGTCGAGCGGTTGATTGGACGACACAGGGGCCACGCCAAACGACGACGACATGCCGCCGCTGGTCTGCTGGATCGGGTACGGACGGGCCGCCACACCGTACAGCGGACCAGCCGTCGCAGAACCGTCGGTGGTCGCCACACGACGCACGTTCGAGGCAGTGCCGACGAAGACAGCATCACCGTAGAACAGCACCGGGTTGGCCGCGTCCATCAGGCAGGGCAGCACAGAGAACGGATGAGTGCGGTTCACGTCACCGGGGGTGCCGCCACCCATGCGGTAGGTGATGGCGACATCGCCAGTCGGGGTCAGGGAGACTTGCGGGCCGCACACGATGCGCAGGCCGGTTTCCTTCAGGGTGTGGACGACGTAGGCAGCGAAGCCGGCCACCGTCTGCACAACGGTGGAAATGGTCGCAACGACGGCGGCCAGACCCACCAGCAGGATCGCGTCGAAGCGCTTGAGCACGTTTTTCATTTCGGTTCCTTGGAGTTGAAGGTGTTGCAGTAACTGTTTACTGCTTCAGTTCATGCGGTTCTGCTTGGCCCAGAAGTCCGAGTACTGCTTGTTGAGGTCAGCAGGGCTCAGGGACGCCGGAGCGCCAGACGACGAGACACCGACAGGCTTGAGCAGCGCCGGGATCTTGGCAGCGTCACCGGTGGCGGCTTGGTTGTTCGCCATCCGCTTCGCCATCACCGAGGCGCTGAACACCTCAGCGACGGTGGCGCAGTCGGCGGTTGCCACGTTGAACTGGGCATCACCCGACGCGGCCTGGATCACCTGGGCGGCACCGGGAGCCATCGCGAAGTGGCCCAGCGCGTTGCGACGGATCGCGCACATGCTGTCCACGGTAGCGCTGCGCTTGGCCTTGGTGTCCAGCGTCGGCGGCTTGAAGCCCGGCACGAGAATCTCGCAGTCCTGGGCCAGCTTGGCATAGCTGGTCGCCAGAGCGGCGGAATCGCCCGTCTTGGACTTGTCATCCTCGCCGGAGCCTTCGTCGCCCGTCTTCTTGCCGTCTTCTTCGGTCGTCGCGGCGCTGTCGCCACCGGGGCCGCCGAACTTCTTCATGAGTTCAGCGACGGAATCGCCGACAGTCTTGAGCGTGGTGCCCATGTCGCCGACGATCTTCTCCAGCTTGTCCATGCGCTCGTCGCCGGTCGTGGTGCCGGTCTTCGAGGCAGCGCCGCCGTCAGCGCCCGTGGGGCTCAGCGTGGCGCCGCTGCTGTGGAAATGGATGTGGGTGGCGCCGTCGACGGGATCACCCGCGTTGTCGCCGGCCAGTTGATCGGCCAACTCGCCCGCCTCGTCGGCGGTCAGAGCAGCCTTGAGCGCGTGTGCGAGCAGTTGCGCACGCTGACCCTTGTTCGCCGGTTTGGCGTTCGGTGTTGGCATTTCCTCTTCTCCTTCAGTGGTGTCATGGTCGCCGATAGCACAGCGCGGGCCACAGCGACCTTTATCGACCAGCGCTACATGATTGCCCAGGATGGCGATTTGACGGCCGAAGCCGCCGCCGTTGTCTTCGTAGTCTGCCTTGTATCCCGACGAGACTTCGACCTTCCCCGCGATGATCTTCGCGATGGTGTGCTTATCCATGATGAGTAGGTCTGCCACGATGCAGTCGCTGTACTCACCTTCACCACGGCGGGCATTCACCGTGAAGCCTTTGCCGTACATCAGGTAGTTGTCCGGGCTTACCTCCATACCGGGCGGGTGATTGTCGGTAACCGGCTTGCCGTTGAAACTGGCGATCGTGTCGGGGTGGAAGAGGGCGGCGGCATCCCGGGTGATGGTGATGAGACCGCGCCGGTCAGGTTCCACCGGAACTTCACCAGCTGCATAGAGCAGTTCACCTGTGCGTCCAATGGGGACGTCTTCACAGAGTAGGAAGCCTTCCGGCGTCATACGGCGCTTCGGGCCTAGTTGCAGGGGAGTGTGGAAATCCCCGGCAGCGCGGTCAATGGTGCGAACTCGTTTTCGTGTCACAAGTGACCTCCACCAAGAGGATTTGACCAAGAGCTTCATGTAGGGAGCTTCCTGAATCTTTTTACTGGTGGCAGGGATTATAGATATCCCGCGAGAACATAAAACAAGGGCCGGTGACCCCACGTGTCAACCGGCCCTAGCCGACGATCACCGGTATCGGCCCCGGTTCACGTCTATTCCCCTTCTCTCGGAGTCTGCTCGTGAAAGCGTAAGCATCGTAGCAAAGAAAAAGCCCGGTGTGTTGCACCGGGCTGAAGTGGTGATTAGCCACATTGGAGACAAACAGCCTGCGGCGCTGTTCAGACCACCGCAGGCGCCGCCAGTGTATCAGTCATCGTCGTCAGGCCACACTGGCTGAGGCCAGCATCTGCAGTTCGGACCTGCGCCTGCAACGTATGGGGCCAATCCAGCATCGGTTTTGGGCGGGTTATCCCACTGGAAGAACTTGCCTTCTTGCTCCTTGTGAGAGTGCCTCACATCGCCGTCACGACTGGTGCGCCAGATAAAGCCCACTGACCCCGCGTATTCAGCACGTGCCTTGATCAGATTGGTGTGCACACGAGATGTCTCCGTGCGAGCGATCAACTTGGCCCGGTTCTCTGTGATCTCTGATGTCTCCAGTAAATGCTTACGCAGCACGTCTGCGCGCTCACCAGAGTACAGATTGCCCAGTGCGAGATCCTGTACACGCTCTGCTGCATCGAGGGGCAGGGACTTGATCAGTTTGACCTGCTCAGCCTGCAGCGCACGCAGCGTGACACCCGTAGGAGCGAACTCGATTTCGTGCTTCAGGGCCCGGCTGATGTCACGACTGTGGTTCATCCACTGGTCCCATTGGTTCCAGTTGGACTGTGCGACCTGAGCAATCATCTGGCCGGCCACAGCCTCTGCCCAGGGCGTGAGCACCTGAGCGTAGGTGGTCAGCGCCCGCGACACCTCACCAGCAAGCCTCAGATCGCCGTCAGGATCGATGCCAGTGATCAACTGGCGCACGACCCTGACGATCTGCTCAAGTTGCTTGTAGTAGCTGTTTGCGAGGTGTCTTTTCGGCTCCCACCGGCTTCTCTTGCTGCTGCCCATTCGGCGGGGTGTTGTTGCCATCTTCCGTACCTCCAGCCTTCATGGCCGCTTGCAGTTCCTCGATGCCGGGCGCCTGGATCTCTTCGTCTGCGTTCTCGATCATCTCGGCGGTGATATTGGAGAAGAGACCAGTACGGCGCGAGGACTGACGCAGTTCCTTCATAGCGACCTGCTGATTGATCAAGCCGGCGTCATAGGCTTCCGTGACTGCCGTCGCCGTCTTCGTGGCGATATCCGACTTCTTGTCGTCAGACTGCTCGAACAGATCGCAGAAACTGATGTTGACGTCGTCAGAAATCTTGATGCCGATCGAGCGTGCGATCAGGTGATAAATCGTGTTGACGCCGAAGCGCAGATCTCTTTCCTGGCGCCGCTTGATGCCGCTGTAGTACGTCTGCATCTCGCCGTCGCCGTCACTGTTCAGGCCACCAGGCGACTGGCCCAGCAATCGCGTCAGTGGCATCTGCAGCGCGCCGCCGAGTTGCTCAGCAAGGCTCAGCAGCACTTCCTTGATGCCCGTCATGCCGGTGAGGGCGCCTGCCTGTGCCTCGAACTTGTCTTTGGCGTCGATCAGCGTGATGCCTTCTACGCCCTGGAAGCGCCTCATCATCTCGACGTAGCTGTACAGACCTGCTTGAGGCTTGCCACCAGCAGCGACCACATCGCGCAGGTTCTCCACCGACAGCGTGCGCAAGAACGCCTTGGACACGAGTTGTGCTGCGCCCATGGTGGCTGTGTCGAAGGCCAGCATGCGGTCATACAGGCGCTCCAGTTCCGAGATGCCCCACAGGTTCTCTTGCAGGCGCTGCTGGTACGGCAACTTGATGCCCGTATGCCGCACCATCACACGCGTGTAGTGCACGACACGGCCACGCAGGGCCGGGGCACTGTCGTTGACGCGGTAGTACTTCGGCAGACCCAGATGAGGGCCCATCTCCGTCACGAGGTCTTCCAGTGTAGGTTCCACCATCCACCGGTCCAGCGTCAGCAGGCCCTTGAACTGCCCAGTGCCGACGGTATCGAGATTGAGGGGCGTGCGCAGATCCTGTCCGTCGATCAGCGCCACACAGATAGCGCCACCGTACAGGCGTCCCCACTGCAGCGTTTCGTTGATCTGCCCCCACACATCAGTTGCAGTGGCGATGCGCTCGATGTGCTGCACATCAGCCGGGTCCATCTCGCCTTCGATCTCAATCCCGTTCTTCGTCATGTCCTCCGGGATGATGTCGATCGCCTGCCCGCCGATCCACGAGCCCCGGTGGATCCACTCCAGCAGCACGCGGTTGCGTGTGAGGGGGTTGAAGGCATATGAGCCGTAGGACAGCACGTTATCCGCACCGACGCCCAGACGATGAGCGAGGTTCTGGAAGCTGTCGATCGTGGTGACTGCACCTAGCTGTGGCTGAGCATCACCAGTAAGTTGTTTACGGGCCCGCGTGTCCTCCCGGACGGCAGCTTGCTTGGCAGCGCGCACGGATACCTTGTTGCTCATAGGGTGTCCTCTTTCAGTTGGCGGCGCGGGGTCCGTTGCCACCGCTCGAAGTGGAATTCTATGGGCTTGGGGGTTTCGACGATCAACCCGAAGCGCAGGGCGTCTTTGTACCGACCGTAGTTGTTGCCCAGCACGGTCAATGTTTGAGAGAGGCGATGGCGCCACGTCTCTAGGTCCATATCGGACTTATCGCCGTTGCAAGGTCCGCACGCTGGTGCAAGATTGTCAAGGATGTCCAGTTCCGGCCGACCCACAGTGACGCCGGTGCGCTTGAACACCATCGGCGACCAGCGCTTGCTAGGGTCTTGGCGCACCCAATGTCCCTGCACACTGCGCTGAACGGCCTGTATGTGATCCGCCTGCCAGCGCTCACCAAGTTTGCAGCCGCAATATGCACAAAAGCCCCCGAACTTCTGTTTAAGGGCTTCACGTTGTTTCTTGGTGAGCTTCATCGTGTCGGCACGGGCGGGTGTTTCATCCGACGCATTGTCCTTGCAGTCACCAGCACTGCGATCGCGCACAGCACTTCAAGTGGTGACGTTGCGTTGGTGCTGTCCACAAGCACGTGTCCGTCATCAGTGATGTACGCGCCCGGCACAGCCTTGCATCGTTCTTCGTTGCGGACACGTGTCAGTTCAGTCATAGCAGACCTCCATAGTAGTCAGCCCAGCGTTCCTGCCAGTACGCATCGGCTTCAGCTTGGTGCCACAAGCACAACTAGTTCCAGTTGCTATCGTCGTTATGATATGCAGTCAGTTGGCGCCGTGTGGCAGCAACCTCTGCGCAGCCTTCACACGCGCAGCGCAACTGAAGAGCGCGCCCTTCCGCAGCATGTGTGTTCATTCGTCCATCCAGTCTAGTAAGCGGTCCACGACAGCAACCGCAATGATGAAGGCGACGAGGGTCGCCACGTCAGCCCAGGTTGGCATGTTCATGTGATCAGGTGCATGTCTTCGACACGGGCATCACGCCAATAGACAGCAGCCAGATATGCAGGCATGCCCTGTCCATCGGGCGGCCCGTCCTCACGTGACACTTCAACTTGCAGGACCAACACAGCGCGTGGCGGCCGAAACCCTCCGGCACTTTCATACCCGAGTCGATGTCGTATCCGTCCCGTGAGCCTCTCGTTCATCTTGTTTCTCCAAATGAAAAGGGCCCGCAGGTATACGGGCCCTCGGTGGTCAAGTGTCGATCAGTGGTCGGTGCCGATGTCGTGAGGACGCGTCATCGGCCTTGCGCTGCCGCAGGCCGGCTTGTCGCTTGACTGCAGACGATCAGCCACCAGCTTCGCATAGCCGGCGATGTCAGCCCACGAGTCGATGCAGTTAGCGTCACCACAGATGATCCGCGCCATCTTGTGAGCGATCATATCGAGGGCTTCTTGCTGGTCGGCAGTCATCGCACGGAAACGACTGCCTTCCGCTTCCTCGCGAATGATGTGCTTGATCGTCTGCGTGACACGCGCCACGTTCGCGAAGCCGCCGTACTGAGCGTCACGCGACTGCACGATGGCGCCGACGTCCACACCAGCCGCCTTGGTGCCCGTCCCAGGCACTGGGTACTCACCAGTGACCATGGTCAGTCCGTGCCCAGGCCGGTGCCGGTGTCAGTCAGGCCACTGCAGCCCTTGTGGTTGTCACACGAAGCATCGCAGTTCGTGATGCCGCAGGGGCCTTCATCACGGGGCTGGTGCGCCGGGCCAGAACGGGTGATGGCAGCTTCCATGGCCGACATCTGCGTGTTGATCGGCGGCGTGTAAGCGCTGCCTTCTTCCTGTCCGTAAGGCGGATTGCCCACTTGGGGATTCGCACCCTCGCCGGAGCCGTACACGCTGGGGTCGCTCACACGCGTCGCAGCCTCGTCCGCCAGTTCGGCTTGCGTCATCTGGCACCACGACACGCTGCACGAGATGTTGACGCCGACGATCTCGGGCTCTTCGATACCTTCATGCTTGCGGCTGCGCCACGACACATATCCGTTCAGCGCGGCTTGCAGCATGTGGCCGGAGTAGGGACGATCCTTGTCCGGCGCCACCAGTGACGCGGCATTGGCGAAGTTGCTCAGGATCTGGTCGAAATCGTGTTCATGCAGGGGTTGCTGCTTCGCGATCACATCGAGTTCACGGCAGACCAGCGCCAGCAAGGCTGAGCGTGTCGCAGCACGCTTGGTGAATGAGTAGCTCATGAGTTCTCCAAAAGGAAAGGGCGCAAGATCGCTCCCGCGCCCTATATACGGCAGAAACTGTTTACTGCCGCGCTGTCTGTGCTTGTGGGTGTGCGTCCGTGGCCTGGACATGCCCGAGGGAAGAGACGAAGGCGAGCACGGCCGCGAGGCCGAAGCGGTACATCCATTTCATGGCAGTTCTCCTGTTCATAGAGCACGTTCGTTGAAGGAACGTGAGAATTGTCCGGCGTCAACCTGTAAGACATTACATCCCCCTTTTGGGGGAGTGGCGAACTGTCAGACGCACAAATTGAAAGGGCCCCACCGTGAGGAGGAGCCCTTTGCTCTATATCGCAGGAGGAGACAAGACTAGGAGGGGCGGCGTTCCGGTCCGCCCGCTCCCAGTATACGCACGCTAGCGACTGACTGCACGCACGGTGATGCTGCGTGTGTCAGACAGGGGAGGGGTGTCGTTCGTGATCACCTCGCACTCCACATCGAACAGCTGCCCTTCGTACAGCGCAGTGGGATCAGTGAACTTCAGTGTGACCGTCACCTTCTTGTCGGCAAAGCTCTCTGCTTCGATGGTGAGCCCAGAAGGAACTGACAGCGTGTACGACGTGATCGCAGTCAGCCACGTCGTCTGCGACCAGTCAAAGCACAGATCGAGTTGAGCCTGCTTGCCGAAGTCGATGACGCGGAAAGCACTCGGGCCCACCACAAGAGTGCGTGCTGCTGGAGTGGGTGTTGTTGCCATGGCGATCAGACCCCGTAAGCCTGCTTGTTCAGACCGGCGAAGGTGGTCACTTGGCAGTTGCCGGCCAGTTCCAGCGTGCGGATGTACGCGCAGAGCGTACCGAGTGCCGTCAGCGCTTCACCGGCGCCGTTGAATTCACTGTGACACGCGAAGATCGCCACGCCCTTTGCAGCAACGGCCTGATCGACGTGATCCTTCCAGCGATCGTAGATCGTGCCGGCCGTGAAGCCACTGCTCATGTTGAGGCACCGCAGGTTGTACGGGTCGCCGTAGGGCACCGTCTCCGGGTTCTTGAAGGGCGGGGACGTGTTCGTGCCACTGGTGAAGCGACGCATCGTCGACAGTGCACGGCGAGCAGCCATCAGCCGTTCTTCGTCGACGTTCGTCACAGTGCCCGAGCCGTACGAGCCGTTGTACGTCTCGTGGATGCCCAGACGGTTCATCTCCAGCACCCACTTGCCGACCTGGCGCATCCAGGATTCGGAGTTGAGGTTGAACCCCGTTTCGTTCTGATAGACCTGATAGCCGACCTCCCAGCCGTACGTCTGGTGCATCTGAATGATCTGCTCGGGTGTCAGGAAGCCTGACTGGCCCATCTTGACCGTGGTGTCCATGCACAGGACGCCCGGGTACGAGTACTTCGACATGATCGGCAGCGCGTTGGTCCAGGCGCCCGCGTGCAGGTCGTCGAAGGTGAAGATCACCGTCCCCTTCGTCAACGCGTTGGGCACGAAGTCGAGGCGGACAGGGCGCAACTTGCAGCCGTTGGACGCCGACGGGCCCGTGATGCGAATGCGGGCCCAGGTGATCGCCGTCAGCGTAGCACCCGTGCCAGCCGCAGTGAATGCGTTGATCGGCAGAGAGAAGCAGCGCTGCAGGTTATAGCCCAGCGTGGACGCGCCCATGAAGCCCGCATTCAGCGAGTTCAGTACGCCACTGGTGTGGTAGTTGGCCGTGGGCGCTGACGGCGAGCCCGCGCTGTGCAGTTCGATGATGAAGCTGGAAGGCCCGTTCACGCCGTAGTTGTTGCCGGCGTTGTCCGGCCACACATGCGTGAAGTGGATCGAGCCATTGGAGACGTCGACCGGTGTGGACTGCACACCAGCAGGAGCGATCAGTACTTCCGCCGTCTGAGACTGCGTGTACTCGACGATCGTGGTGCCGAAGGTAATCTCGTCCTTGCCCACAGCGGCCGGTGTGATGTCAGCGAAGTCAGCCGCACGGTTGGTGACCACATTGGCCGCCAGATCCCACTTCGCCAACTCCACCGGCTTCTTGCGCAGACGCGGCACAGGACGCAGGTTGCCCAGCGTCAGGACCGCGCCGATTGGCTGAAGGTTCGGATAGTTGGGCTCGCCGTTGAGAATGTCGGCTTCAGCCGTGATGGCGTCTGCACGGTACGGACTCAGCGTCTCCCGACCCAGACCTACCGTCCAGCACTCGGCCTCGAGATTGCGAGATTGACGAGCGATCGAATCATAGGTCTTGACACGCACTTGGTTGGCGTTGGCGATGCCCAGAATCACAGCCGACTCACCGTGACGCAGCTTGTACGCCGTGCCGCTGTCGATCGTGAAGAGGATGTCGTGGTTGCAGTTGTTGAAGATCTCCATGGACGTACACGCGAGGCTGCTAAACGCCGTGTACGAACCACCACTGAGCACCATCGACAGCGTGCCGGCAAGCGTGTACGTGTCCGTGTTCGTGCGAGCACGGACAGAGATCGTCGTCGGCTGCGTCCGGCCGGCCACTGCGTAGTCAGAGCGCCGGAATGCGATCTGGCTGGCGTCGGTGATGCCGAGGATGCGGCGACGCTGATTCGCCAGGAGTGTGACGACGTTGCCGGCGCCATTACGGCGGTACTCGACGGGCACTTGGCTGTCGTTGAATACCTCCAGTTCCGTACACGCCTGCGCCGGCAGCGCAGCAAAGGTGCCGTCTGTGGGAGTTGCACTCGTCGTTGCAGAGAGCGTCACGGCTGCAGTGGATCGCGGCAGTTGCGATGTCGGTACACCGCCATTCACCAGACTAGCCTTCAGAGCGAGTGCTGCTGCTGTCGGTGCATTGGTGGCAGGAATGTCTGCACTCGCACTATCCGTCAGCGCAGTGAAGGTCGACGCACCCCCACCGCTACTGATGACAGTGCCATCGGCAGCGCGCAGTACACCGGAATCATCTGCCCATGGAAACCCTGCCGCACGCAGTTCGGCGGTGAGAGGCGATGGTGTCAAGACACGTGGCATTTCAGTTCCCCTTCGTTGAAAACATTCAGGATTGTCCCAGAGCTTGGGCGCCTAGTCTGTTCCACACGCCCATCTCACCCGATCTGGGGATGTAGCCATGTAGGGCGTACCGGACCGCGTCCCAGCAGTTGTGAACCAGCACACCATTCGCGAAGAACTCGTGTTGTCCATCGACCGTTACGTCATAGACAACATCAGCCTTTTCCGCGATGCGAGTGATAGAGACTACAGACGCAGTGCCAATTCGCCTGCCATGTGCCGTGCTGTCGAGTGTGTTCATGTTGTCAGACACCTGAGCAGCGTCTGCACGAATGAACTCACCATTCACGAAGACTTCGTGGTCAGGAGTGCAGCGCACTACATGACCAGATGACAACGTGATCTCCAGCACTTCACGGTTCGTGTCTGTGGCACCTGCCCACAACACAGGACGCAGACCAACACGCGTCCACACGAGGTCGCCTACTTGTACTTGCTCAATAGGCACATCGCCACACGCAGTAGACACAAGCACGCCAGCCGGAATGCAGTGATTGTGTGCGTCTACCAGCGTGGGCAGTACGAGTGGCTGCATGTTGGCATCCAGCACCTTCTTGTCGACCTTGTACCGCCACTTGTAAGCCTCGTCGGCCGCCATCTTGCAGCGCGGGTGAATGATGATCTCGTCGTACCCCCGCAGATGCTTGATGCCGTCTTCGACACTGCCCGGCCACTTCTCTGCCGCATCGATCGCAAAGCCCAGACCGCGCACATGCGAGATCGTTGCTGGCAACGCGCTGTCGGCATAGATAGGCCAGTCACGTGACCCGGGCACTTGGTCATAGAACGCAGCGTAGTCGTTCAGTTCGATGTGCTTGCCGTATGCCTCGTACTCGATGTACAGCTTGTTGTTCAGGATGAAGCAACGCACCAGCGTGGACGGATCTTCTGCATAGCCCCAGTCAGCACCGAAGAACAACCTATCTGCGTGTTCGTACAGATCATCTGGGAATTCCTCAATGCGGTACTTGCCGTTGAGGACGATTGCGTTACTACGCTTGCGAGGCTTGCCCAGCCAGATGTGCTCGTACAGCGCGTAGTCCGTCTTCTTGTCGTGCTCCATTTCATCACGGAGCACTTTCGGTAGGAACGGATTGCTGTCGTAATTGATGTGGTGAACGATCGAGTGAGGGCGTTCATTTGCTACGAACATCTGGTACGTAGCATCACTCTCTTCGACCATGTTGAACGAGATCCAGATCTCTGACTCGTCACCACGGATCGTGGGCAGTAGGCTCTGCCAGCTAAGTGCAGTAACGCTGTGTGCTTCTTCCACCCAGCAGATATCTACGCCTTCAGTCGACCTGATGCCGTTCTCGTTGTTGTGCAGGCCTTTGAACATGAACTCTGCACCGACACGAGACTTGATGCTGTCGGCAGTGACAGTGAACCACGTAGACAGACCAAGTCTCTCGATCGTGTCTTTCAGCAGTTTGTGTGCACTGTCCTTGATCGAGTTCTGAAACTCACGGCAGCACAGTATGCGTAGAGGCTTGGCAGCTGCCAGACGTACTAGTGCTTCTGCCATGCCCCACGACTTCACAGCACCACGACCGCCCCAGTAGATCTTGTAGCGGATGTGCTGTGCAGACGGACCCGCACACAACTTGCCTGTTGTAAGCAGTTGGCTGATTACGTGCGTGTCGTCTAGTACGACTGAGGAAACCTGCAGAGGGACAGGAGGCCCCTCTGCTTCACTCGCGTAGCTGTCTACGGCCCTTTCGGCTGCTTCGCTCAGTTGGTTCCTCTTCCTCTGTCTCTTCGCCTTCTCCGCTAGCGCCAAGGCTAATGCCTGCTTCGGCGGCAGCGAGCGCAATGATGCGATCAAGTTCATGGTCAGATACCCCTGCAATCACTTCAACTGTAGAAATCTTCGGCGCGAAGTACGGTGCTGCTGCCTTTGCTGCATCAAGCACCTGTGCAGGATCTGTCATGACATAGACAGGCTTCAGAACGCCTTCTTCCATACTCAGCACACAAATGGGATTGCCCCGTGCGATCTCTAGCAAGATCTCATGGGGCAACTTACCTGTCTGCTTTGCGAGGTTGACAGCCTCCTGACTGAGCTTGTTCATTGCTCCAGCCGGCCGACCACGTTTGCGTTTTTCGTCCATATCAAAATCTCATGTAGGTTTGCTAGGGGCCTCCTGATCAGTGTGGTGTTTGTCTGTTGGGTTTTTACTTGTTGTTCAGTGCGAGTGTCTTGCTACTTGTTCAGTACACGCAGTACACGTGCCTGTGCAGACAGCATGTCAAACTGCTCCAGATACTGCTTGTGCAAGTCCTTCATCTGCTCTGTCATATCGCGTGCTGCCTTCCAGTTACGTTCACGGACTGCAACTAGACGCTGCTCGCTCAGTGCTGTGATCTTGTCTGCCAGTTGCTCCAACTGCTCGTGTGTGAGTTGTTCTGCCATGTCTGCTCCAGAAAGTTTTTACTGACCCGCTCTGTGTACGATGTGACTGGTGTCTACGCCCTTCTTCCTCTTGCGTAGATCATTCACAGCATTGCGAGCTTGTTCAACCGTACAGTCAAACTTCACAGCAATGTCGCTGTACGTGAGCATCTCGTCGGGATTGTTGGAGAAGAAGGCACAGATACGCGACGCCAGACTGTTGGGGTCACTTTGCCTCAGCGTGCGTCTGTCGATCATGTTCACTCCTGACGTGTGGTGTAGCCGCGCCAACGGCGCCAGACACTAGACTCATGCAAGAAGTTTCCAAAGAAGTCGCACAGGATCCAGCACTGACCGTCCCAGTAGTCTGGTGCCTCTTCCGTGTGCCGCCCGCTTTCGTACTCACGCTGGTAGTACCCAGGACGGCTGGGGAATTCGTGTGCGGAAAACCAAGGTGTCAACTTCGACTCTTTGGCCTTGAACTTCTTTGCCTTCTTGCTCATTGTTTGCTCCGTTTGATCTCTGCTGCGACCTGTCTAACTAGGTAGCGGGCTTCAGGTTTGCTTGCGAACCAGATCGAGAGTTCGCGGCAATCGTCTTGCAGAAGTCCAGGCGGCCACCCTGTGTGAGGTGACTTTGGTGTTCTCTTGGTTCTGGTCACCACCCCAGTTCTTTCTTGATCTGCAGTTCCAGACGCTGGTACTCAGCCATGTCGTCCATGCCCTCGAAGCTGACGTGTTCACGCTCAGCATCAGTCAGCACGGCGGCCGGGCGCGCTTCGTTGCGTGCACATTCGCGCTGGTACTGCAGGTCCACTGCAATGCACACCGCGCACTCACAGATCCTCTTCGTCGTCATATTCGTCTCCACCGATGCAGACAGTGACGACTGCCATCAGGAAGGTGCACACGAGTTCGAACACGTCACCGATCCACTTGATCATTTGGCACCTCCTGTACAGATTGCTCCACTCGTTGCTGCACACGCTGCTGGAATTCCTCCAGCGTGATCCACTGGTATTCCCAGCGCTCCGGGTTGTCAGACACCTTGGTGTAGTGGCGTAGAAGCATGTCAGCCCTCCAGGAGGATGTACACCGCTGCCATCACAGCAGCGATGATCAGAACGAGCACTCGATTCGTCGTGCGGATGCGTCGCGCTTCCATCTCGCAGTAAGCTGCGCCCAGATCAATCTGGAGTTCGCGCGCCAGCCTGTCCCGCTCCGGCGATGCCGGCAACTGGTTCACCTCGCGGCACCGGCGCTCCAGTGCGTTGTATTCGTTCATGTTGACTCCTGGCGGTTCACATAGTCAGCAAGCAGCATGTCGATCGCACGGTGCAGATCACCTTCTCCCATGCTCTCCACTGCGCGCGCCTTAGCGTACTCACCCGCTACGTTATACGCCGACACGATGGCATCAAGGTAGCGCCTAGCGGCTGACTGCGGCTTCTGGTGGTTCGCAAGAACCTGATGGTAGTGCGTATGTTTGTAATCATCACCACGGGCGCTGACAGCAACTACCAAGGCCGCGAATGTGCCAGCGTCTAGGATGGTGTCTACCGCGACGATCTGCGGAGGCAGGGGCTTGTCAAAGTCCACCTCCCGCGTACCCGCCTGACTGGTCAGTTTGACCAAGCGGACGTCGCCTCGTTCGTTGAGACGCGCCGCGTACAAGTTCCCCTTGATGTGGTGCATACAACCCCCAACGATTCTGTGTAAAAGAGCCCGACGGCAACCCACCGCCGGGCACACGTGAGCGTGGAAGTTCGTTAGAAGCTGGCGCCCCTGTAGTCACCAGCCTGATGCTGGATCACCTTCCACCCCAGACCGCCACGCGCAGCAGGTCAGGTGGCTCATTGTAGAGGGCAGTAAAAAGTTTCTAAGAAAGTGCTTGCGTTCTGGCTTGAAGTTTATATACAATCTCCACATCTACAGCGCACTGAAACAAGACATGACCACCTGGGACGAAAAATCGCGTGACCAAATCCTGGCGGACATCCAGACACTGATCTCTGGTGCATGGGGCACGTCACACAAGCCCACCTCGTGGGAGGACTGGTTTCCATCCTCCACTGAGGCTGTGGAGCGATTGCATCGTGAAGCTGAACGCAAGCGGCAACACATCTTTCAGTTTCCTTGGGAGGTCCAAGTGCGTGTGTCCAGGTTTCACCCGTGGTCGCGCCTGCAGCAATGCGCCTCGTTGGAAGAGGCATGCCGCGTGCACGCAACGTACTGCGGCAGTGGCTTGGGAATACTGGTGCGCATCAGAGCGCGCTGACAGGACCACCGTGCCCAAAGACTTCGCCCAATCCTTCGACCAGCGCATGTGGGAGTCGGCGTGCCGGCGTCATGCACTATGGACCAGCATGCTCACCTCCGTGTTTGAGAAAACACGTGAACACGCCCGCGAGCAGCTGGACGACTTGGAGGAAAAGTATCCCCAACTGAAGCAATCTATCGTGAAGGAGAACTGACATGAACGAAAAGGCCCTGAACCAACTACTGGGCGCCGTTGGTAAAGCCCATGACGACGCACTCGCCCTGGCCGCAGACCTCTATCCAGTTGGAACACGTGTCGGGGTGCTACTCAGCAGCCGCCAAGTCAATCCGTCACCGGCCACTATCTGGGGCTGCACCGTACACACTTGGAACTTTGGCAGCGGCACGACTGCCAGCATTCAACTTCGCGTTGAAATGGACTACTACAAAAGCCCTCGGAGCCGCTTCGCCACGGTGTCACCTGACGCTGTTCGACCCGCCTGACACGGCTTAAGTCCTATCCACATTCCACATTCCCGCACCAAGGACACCCATGACCACCTCACGCACCCAGGCGCTGGAAGCGCTGATCGAACGCTTGAAAGCGCAATCCGCAGCGCATCGCTACATGGCTGAAACCGATAGTGCCGCGCTGTCCCAGGGAGGCGGATCGTGAGCGCCGAGTTCCGCGCGCTGATGCGCTATCGAGCAGCGCTGGAGTCATGGTACGCGCGCATGTTCGCAGCCGCCCGCGACGGCCGTGAGTTCGACGAGCGCCGGCCTGATCCAGCGGACTTCATCGGAGGCACCAATGCCAGCTGATCCACAACAACTCAACCCGGAGCGCGAGTGCGTCACTTGCGGCCAGCGCGGTCACTGGTACGTGCACTGCCCGGTTCAGCCATTCACTCGGGTGATAGCAGACGCATTCGGTCTGGGTCCACTCATGGACGACATTCCTGCGGACACCAAGAGCTTCGCAGCATCAAAGGAGAAAAGCGATGAGCAATGACAAGTGTGACGGGACAAGTCCACTGGAGGACTTCCAAGAGGGCCAGTGGTGGGTGCATGAGCTTGACTGTATGGTGGCTCGCCAGAGCACACCTGATCAGCGCCGTGCTGTGGCCGTCGTCCACCATCTGCTGCGCGCGGTCAAGCGTGATGTGGACGAGCGCAAGCGTCGCTCTGAGCAACCACAACTCACACGGTTGCTGTTCTGCCTCAACGGACAGACAGCAGCCTTCGCAACCAACACCAAGGTGATGGACCTGCCGTTTGCCCTCGTTGCCAATGCGTCACTGATCGTCGACGACGTGTCGTGCATGGTGCACAAAGATCGCTGGGGTTTGTTCTCTCGACCCGAGGTGATCCACACGGTGGATGAGATCAAGGTGAAATTGAAGCGCATGGGTGTCACGTTCTGACACCCTCCCCTCCGCTCGAAAGCATAAAGGCCCCTGATGTTGAGTCAGGGGCCTTTTGCCTAAATGCCCACGTGGGCGTGTCCTGTTCGCTTCAACGCATGCGCCTACCCATCCTTTCCGGTCGGTTGATCTGTTCCATCGAGAGGTCACGAAAGAGTGTTCATTGTGTCACTCAATCAACTGCTTGCGAAGACGCAGCTGGCGGCGCTCTTTGTTCACAGCAAGCAGGCCCGTGAGTCCCATTCGCCTGTTTGCAATCGCACAAGAAGCAGGGTCATTCTCAAATCCGATGAACTTGAAGCCTTCCGCTTGCGCGGCCACTCCTGTTGAACCAGAGCCCGTGTAAGGATCAAGTACAGTGCCACCCGGAGGGGTAACAAGGCGGACGAGATACCGCATCAGCGCGGTCGGCTTGACAGTAGGGTGGTTGTTACCCTCGCCGCGATCCTTCTTGCTAGCCTTGGCGCAGTACTCAAACCGCGAGCCCAGATCCCCACGATCCAAGCTCGTCGGCGTGATGGTGAACGTGGCAGCTCCGGCACTTCCATCGGATCGAGAGAGGCTTGTCGTAATCGTCGTGATGCCGATCGGCGTTCGGCGCACCACAGTCTTCACAAGGCTGCGGCACGGGGTGAGCCTTTCGTGCTGCGACTCGAGCGAGAACCCGCTTGCGATACTCGTCGTCGCAGTGATAACGGTTTCTGCGATCGCTCTTGACTCGATCGGAGTTACGTTCATAGAACGTTCCTTCGAATCGTTTGAGAGTATTCCCGCGAGGCTGGCCCAAGTTGCTGCAGCGCTCTGAACAGAATCGGCGACTTGGTTTTGCAGGCACAAAGGCTGCGCGGCAGTGCTCGCAACAGATCGAGGTTCGTCCCATGCACACTCCTTGAAAAATCGGGCGGCGCTCTTGTCGAGCTCGTCGCGCGGTTCTTGTCCCGTGCTGCCACGGGTCATCGCACCGTAGGTGTTCTGTCCGGAGCGCTGCGTGTCGCTGGTGCTCGCCGTCGCGAGTTGACCAGGCGCGTTCGGGAACGCCGCCAGCACCTCGTCGCTGCCGTCGTGGATCAGGTTGGCGGGCCAACGGCCAACAACGGTCTTCGCGTCAGAGCCTGGGCCAACGCCAGCATCATCGCGGTATCCCGCCGCGACCCGTGATTGACGCTGAAGCGAGGTCACAGATCCGGCGCCGTTCACCCGCTCCTCATCGCCCACGCGGCACCCGTCGATATTCAGCGCCCCCGTCCCGTGCTCCAGAACGTTGGCCGCGACCGTTCCGACCAGCGGCTTGCGCGCCATGATGCATGGATCAAGGTTCGGCTTTACGCCCGCGCCCAGGTGTTCGTGCTGCGCCTGCGATATAGCAGGCTCGGTCGCAGAAAGTGTGCGGATGCTTTGCAACAACAACAGCGAGGCGTTGAAGTGGCTTTCCGCAGTGGAGGCATTCGCATTGAACCCACCGGGAAGGCTGCAGGCCTTGATGATGGTGCTCGGCGTGATCTGCGACAGTGAGAATTTCAAGGTTCTCGAGTCGGTTGTCGTGTTTGACTTCGTTTCGGTGGTGGACGTGCTCCCATCGCTCCAGCTTTCGACCAATGTGCGCCTCCATGACGACACGATGCTCAAGCTGGTAGTCGCTGCCCACTCGAACAGCGACGTATCCATCTGACCGCACAAAGCGGCCCGTGTACTGGTGATTTCGTCGGCACTCCATTGAGCAATAGCGCACGCCGCGCCGTACTCGCTTTGGCTTGACGTTGAACTCTTTTCCGCAGCACTCGCAGACGACAGCAACCATAAACGGGCCTCCAATCGAATTAGGTTCGATTGAATTATACTCCGTTCCTGCTCTTCGGTATACGGCTTTGAAGCGAAAGTAACCGTTTCAAGGGCCGGCTTCAGGGCGGTGCCCCAGCCTTCCCACTGGCGGGCAGCGTCGGTGTTGCCGCCAGCGCGCAACTCTCCGCTGTGGCCCACCCCGTAGACGGTGCCATCGCCGCGCCGGTCAGCCGAGGTTCCAATCAGCTTGCGCTCGTCCACGCTGTAACCGAGCAAGTCGGCCAGCTTGGTGCGGTACTCGTCGCTCGGGACGATGAACTCAACGGCGGCACCGACGGCGCGCGCTCGGCCTTCTTCCCAGTCTCGAACGCTCGATGGAGTGCACCCGCAGTGTTCCGCGACCTGCTCTCGCGTCAGGCCGGCCGCCACGCGCTTGCGGCGCAGCAGTTCAGCCTGCTCGACGGGCGAGGCTCCGCCTGCCTTGTCGACCGCCTTCGACACGTCCAGCGACTTCGGAAACCCGGAGCCATACACCCAGGCGATCATGTCCCTGATTTCGAATCCAGCCAGGGCCATCGACAGCGCCATCAAGTGCTGCGTGCGCGTGCCGGCGAAGGCCAGGATGTGTCCGCCCGGCTTGAGAACGCGGAAGCACTCGCGCCAGACTTCGGGCCCAGGCACCCAGGCGTCCCAGGACTTGCCCATGAAGCCCTTGCCCTTCGGCTGGTAGACCTCGCCGGCCAGCCATGCAGCGATGCAAGCAGCGAGTTCCGCTGGCTTCTGCTCGCTCAGGCCGTAGGGCGGATCCGTGACGATGGCATCAACGGATGCATCTGGAAGCTGGCGCAGGCCCACAAGGCAGTCAACACAACGCACACTCATGCGAGGTCCTCAAGTTCTTTGTTGGCGCGGAATATAGCAAGGGCATGGCGCAGTTCAGCACGGGCCATTCTCAGGCGGTTTGCACGCTCACGTCTGTCAGCGCCCGGCCGCAACTTGATCGAGATCTCGACGACTTCAGCGGCGCCACCAGATAACACCACGCGGCGGCAATGCCAGCATGTGAAGCCACACACCACTGTCTTCTTGTTGGACACGTCAGTGATCTTCACGTAGGGCCTCTCAGTTGCTTCCGCGCAGTTGATGCCGAGGTGTTCTCAGCTTGTGTCTGGGCGTGCAAGGCTTCCATGCCCACTTCAATAAAGATTCGGGCTTGCTCAGCATTGATAGCGTTTCCATAGGCGCGCACGCGTCCCATTCTGGCAACAGCGCCATCAGCCAACGGGAATGTGCCGGGTTCAACGGGCCTCCACTGCTCATCCCGGCAGAAGAGCCAGTCAGCAGTTTTCCAGTAGCCGTTAGTCGGGCCGGCTGGCAGGTCGGCAGCACTTCCGAAGGCGTCGGAGTGCGGCCCGCCGCGAAAGCCTCCGTCCGCTTGTTGTGCAACGTAGTCGGCGTTGCCCAACCGGCCAGCCACACCACACGCCCCAGCAGCGCGTTCGCCGGTACGTTGTCGCAACCCTTGCCGTCCTTCCAGTCCCTTGTTGTTGGTGTGGGCCATCCAGTACGTACGCTCTCGCGCGTGCGGGGCGCCGACGCCCGCTGACGCAAACGGGACCGCCCCGAAGGCGTAACCCAAGGCTTCCAGGTCAGAACATACAAGGTCGATCCAAGGGTCCGCGTTCTTGCTTGCAACCTGCTCTCCATAAATGACTGTAGGTCGGCACTCGCCGATGAGCCAGTGGAAGTGGGGCCACAAGTGCCGCTCGTCATCAAACCCAGCTTTTGCGCCTGCCGAGCTGAAAGGTTGGCAGGGGCAACTACCTGTCCAGACCTCTCTGTCATCTGCCCATCCCGCTTGTCGGAGTGCATAGCTCCACACGCCCACTCCGGCGAAGAAATGACACTGCTTGAACCCTCGCAAGTCTCGCGGTCTGACATCCTCAATGCTCCTTGTGTCGACAATCCCGGGTGCTATCAAACCTGCCTTGATCAGATTGCTAATCCACTTGGCTGCGTGCAGATTGAACTCGTTGTAATAGACAGTCATGACGTGGATTGTCTACGCATCGCGTAGAACCTCCCTAATGATCAGGGGACGCGGAGGCCAGCCATCTTGCAACCGACCGCGCCATAGCGTGCTGGTGTTCAGTTGTCTTGGCAGACGTCGACGCTGGCACGCCTGGACGCGCTGCTGGTGCGTTGCATCAGGCTCGACAGGGTCTGACCAGCTTGACCCATCCCAGTGGCGCTGTGCGATCGTCTGCAGCCTTGGCGTGTAGCCGTAGAGCTTCTTCCAGCGAGCGCCGTGTGCCGGCGTCCATCCCACAGACAAGAGTGGCAGCACCTCGTACCAACCGGGCAGCGTAGGAGGGAAGGGGAACCAGTCTGACATCCCCTCCGGCAGCGGCTTCATTCCTGCGTCGGCCACGGTGCCTTCAGGCCACGCCAGACGATGTTCGCCACAGTGATGTGGCCGTAGGGCTGGCCGGCCTGGAGCAGTTGAAAACCGGTGACCGCATACTTCTCACTGGGAAACATCCAGGTTCCGTCGGACCAGAAAGCACGCTGTGCAAGTTGGCGCCGCTCCACCTCTTCAGGTGATCCCACAGCGCTGTTGAAGTCATTGACCTCATACCAACCGTTCTGCGTCGGGATCTCCCCACCTCGTGGAAACTGCCAATCGGTCACGCCGATCAGATCCCCCGCGTCGATGTTCTCCAAGTCGATCTCCGGAAACATCGGCTCTTGCTTCTGGTCTTTCATGTGAGTTCCTTGCGTCCGATTCGGCGGACATCATGTGCCGCACGATTGCTTGCCTCAGATACGGGCTGTTCATGTACTTCGACATTGCCCCCTCCGTTATACAGACCGGTCTGGTCAAACGAAGAACTGGCGTCTGTCTTGATCACGCCAGACGATCCGGCGAAACCGCCGAAGCTGTGCGATCGATGGTCGATAACCCAGATCGCACGTTGCTCGTCTTCTGCCCGACGCGCGAGCATCGTCAGTAAATCGTTGATGCCCTGTTCCGACAGCCCGTTGGTGGGTTCATCCCACACCTCTAGGTTGATGGATGCCCCTGTCTGTGCCCGGGCGAGGTTGGCAAGGCCGCATTGAGTTGCAACACGCAGTCGCTGAGCCTCTCCACCTGACCACATCTCCCAGGGCACTGCACGATCGTTGTGTGGCGATAGCACAAGCACGTTGAACCCGCGCTTCACCGTGCCGGCGTTCGTCTCGCGATCCACAGCAAACTGCAGGGCCCACCCCTCATCGAGGCCGGCCGCGTGCAACTCGTTATTGACCTCGATCTCCAGCTGGGCCAGCGCCTCAGAGATCAACATCAGGCGGATGTCTTTGCACCAGCGTGCCCAGTAGCTGAAGTACGCAGCGCGGTTCGAGGCTTGGTCGAGGTGGCGCCTTGTCGCTCGTACAGCTTCTGTCAAACGCTCACGCTCTTCAGCACGCTTGGTGTCTGCGGCAGCGTGAGGGTTCGTCTGTGCTTCCAGACGCTCTACGCGCATCTCGATATCGTCCAGGTCCCGATCCATCAGTGTGATCGAGCGTGTGCGGTCCTTGATGTCCTGCTCAAGCTCACGCACGCGCTGAGTTAGCTTCTCTGTTTCCTCTACTGCCTTGTTAAAGGCGTCTTCCCATTCGCGCGCCTTGGCCTTGACGTCAGAGTGGTGGCGCTTGGCCGCTGCCAAATCACGATCAAGGGCGAAGACCTGTTTGGACACGGCCTCTTGTTCCTTGCGCTTGTGCTTGGTGTCGATCGTCTGACCACACGTTGGGCAGTCGTCCATCTCATCCAGCATTGCTTCGTGCTTGATCAGCGCATCCAGCTGTGACTGAAGCAAAGTCACCTCTGCTCGCGCATCAGGCTCTGTCTTGTCCAACTCCGTGTACATGAGCCTAATGCTGTCTTCCTGCTCACGCGCCTTGCGTGCCCGCTCGCGCATTTCATTTGCCTGGGCCTCCACAGCCTTCAGACCGTCCTTCATCTTTGCTTGGCGTGTTGCTCCAGCCTCGAACTCGTGTGTGTAGACGCCCAGGCGCTTCTGGCGGTCTTCCTCCCAGATACGCGAGGCTTCCGCGCCCGTGTCGTTATCCAGTTGCTGCAACTGCCCTTCCAAGCGACCCATGTGCGCTTCTAGCGTGCGGGCCCGTCCATCCTCTTCCGTCGACTTCTTCGACGCCTTGGCGGCCAGATCCAGCCAATGATCGAGGTTCATCAACTCGGCGAAGAGTGCTGCCTTCTGCTCAGCGCCGAGATCCAGGAACAGGTCTTGGTCCTGTCCGAGCATGACGGTCTGCTTCCAAGCCGTAAAGGACAACTTGACGTGAACCAGCGCCAAATTGGTGTTGTCCTTTGCTAGGTCAAACACCTCTCCGTGCTCGCTCAGCAGTTCCCATGCGTTCGGCGACCAGCGGCGGACGATCACCCACTGCTCACCACCCATGCTGTAGCAGAACTCGACGGAGGCGCCTTTACCCACCTTCCAGTTCGCGACGTCACCAGCCTTCTTGCCGTCGAGATCCTTGCCATGAAAGACCCACGTGAGCGCCTGCCACAGGCGAGATTTGCCGGCGCCGTTGGAGCCTAGGCGCGGTTCTGCGCGGTTCTCTCCCCACAGGAAATAGAGGCCCGGTGCCTCAGAGAACTTGAAGGTGTGGGAGCCCACGAACGGGCCCCAATCCTTGATGGTGATGGACAGCGGGATCATTCTCGTGGGATCTTTCTGCCGGCGTTCAAAGCCATCACGGCACGATAAGCAGCGTCCCACATCTTCACTTGTGAATCCGTGCGCCTCCGAAATGGCGTGCGGCACTTCGTCACGTACCAAAAGCCGTTGTGGTGAAGGAAGATGTGAGGCTTGATGTATGAGGGCATTCGGCGCCGAGAGTCTTGCATATCAGTACCCAATCATCAGAGGCGCTGGATGCACCTCGAAGTGGTCATGTCGAGGGTTGGCGGTGCGGCCGAGAGGGTGCTTTCCTCGCCACGTCTGCACAGCACGCCGGTATGCATCACTGTTCGCCGGCAGCTTGTCACTGGGCACTGGCGCCTCAATCTGGGCGGCATAGCAGACGAGTGAGAACGCCTCTGCGTCGATGGCATAGGTGAAGACAGCTACAGCGTGCGTTTCACCGTTGGCGCACACGCCTTGCACCACGTACTTGCGCGTGTGACCCCCTCCCATCTTCTGGAAGCGCTTCGGCGGTTGCCTCATTTCAGTAGCTCCAATCCGATCTCAAGGGCCTCGCCGCCCAGTTCTTCGCGCTCAACCCAGCGCGTCATGATGTCCTCCGGCCGCAGCAGCGCCATCTGCGTGGCCTGCTGGCTCGATATACGGCGATCCGATTTGTTCATGGACATCTTGAGTTCATGCGTGATCACACCTCTGTCGCCCAGCACGCGTGCAGCAGCACGGCGAATCTGCGACCAATCCGCCGCATCAGACGGTTCCAGGTTGAACGTGACCTTGACGTGATCACCCTTGTCCAGTTGGAGAGCACGCAACTGCTTCAGCGATCCCACCTTAAGCATCACGCGCCGTGGTGAGTCAAAGTGCAGATCATGGGCGCGACCTTTCTTGTCGAGCAGCACTGCACGTGGCTTGAAGTCATCGCCGAAGTGAACGTGGTAGGGCGAGCCGACGTACTCGACGCCATTGATGATCTGGGGCACGTGGATGTCACCACTGTAGATCTTCAGCGCCTTGATGCGACTGTCTCCGTAGCCCGGCATCTCCTGACCGTTCGATGCAACAGACCCTTTCACTGTCTGATGCATAAACAGGTAGTCGTAATGAGTGAAGTCGCCAGCCAGATCCTTCACAGGGTCTTTCGTGTGGGGCTGGTAGTAGACAGACGGGCCGTCGTCTAGTGTGTCCTCCCAGGCCGTATCGATGTAGCGCACGCCGGGCAGATAGGACAGGAAAGAAAAGTACGCCTCCTGGCGCTTCAGGTAATCGTGATTGCCCATCAGGATGCGCACATCGGGCACCACCTGGGACAACTTTTGGACTTCACCCACCAGCCTGTTTGCCAACTTGGCCGGGTGGTAGTCCTTGGCGTCAGTGATGTCGCCAAGGATGTTCAGTGTTGCTACACGCTCTTGCTGCAGCGTGTGAAGCAGCCAGGGGAAAAGATCCCACCGGTACTCATCGGCTGGGCTTGCCGTCAGGTGCAGGTCGGCGACCAGCAGTGCGGGGAGTTTCATCGAGTTCTTTCAGCACATGACGCGTCTTGCGCGGTGCCGAGTTATACGCGATGGCTTCCCGATTGAGTCCGAGGCTGTAGCGCGCGATCAACGCCGCGTCTGCCAGTGCACCGCCTTTGCCCTTGAAGTCAAGTTCACGCCACGCGGGCCAGAAGCGTGCTGCGAGGCCGCGTGCTTGGTCTGGGCTCTTTGTCTTCGAACCCAGGTTGAAGTGCTTCGTCCACTTCTGAGGCGTGATCAGCGTGACAGGGATCTCCAGTGCGCCCAGTACCCCAGTAACTACGCCGGCCGAGTGACCAAAGCTGAACATGCTGGCGACGCCCTGACCCGGCATTGCTCCGACCAGTTCGAGATTCGCTGTGATGTTGGCGGCATAGGGCTTCAGGAATGCCGCCACAGCCGCAGCGTTCACACGCTCCTGAGTTCCCTGCTTGATCATGGGCATCAGCAACCACGCGATCACCGTGCCGTCTTCATCCAAAACGACCAAGGCGCCCTTGGCGCCCGGATCGATTCCACACAGTAACTTTTTACTGGTCATGTCACTTGAAGAAGGTTTGCCACAGTGCAGGCACGATCACCAGCAGAAGGACTGAGGTGATCAGGCCACCGACGAGGCCGGAGCCTGGGTGCCAAAACTTCCAGCAAGGCTGGGTGTGCTTGGTAATCAGTTCCTTCAGAGACAGGCTTGTGTGTGCGTGACGGGTTTGCATAGAGACTCCTTTGTCCGACGGTATAGACCTTTTGCCACGACCTGCGGTAACAGACAGTAGGTGAACGCCACGTTGTCTTGTAGGTCAAGACCGCATGGCGTTTCACATCGTCAGTATTTACGGGCCTTAGGCAAGAACAGGTTTTCGATGCGCGCCCATTCCCTACGCACGATCTTGCGCATCTTCGGACGAAACTCGCGAGCGCGCTCCGGCTTGTTGCGCATGGCCGCCACTGAAGTCTTCGCACCGGCCTTGGTCAGTTCGAGTTCTTCCAGAGCTTCATCGCACTTGTTCTCGATCAGCCACGTCACGCCCGCCATCATGTCGTCGATTCCGTAGCCATACAGCACGGGATAGTCGACAGTCCGGTGCGCCAGTCCGCACTTGTTCTTGCTGACCTTGGCGCGGACCTCATGACCGATCACGCGCTTGATGCCATCGATCGTCTTGTCCATCTTGCCGACATGCGCCAGCCAAACGATCTGTGACGAATAGAACTCCAGCGCCTTGCCGCCTGATCGCGTCTTCGTCGGCCCGAAGGTCACACCGATCTTGTCTCGCGTCTGCGAGACGATCATCAGCGTCACGTTGGCCGCATGCAGATCATTGATCGTGCGCCTGAACAGCTGGGAGATCAGCTTGGGCTTCTTGCCGCCGTAGCTGGCTTCACCGAACTCGGCCTTCACCTCATCGTCATCGGAGATCGCGTCGAGGCTGTCGAGGATGTACAGGCCAGGACGACCCTTCAGCCTCTTCATGAAGTCGACGAGATCATCGTGCCACTGCTCGACGGTGCCCACGAGGCGCGAGCCGCTGTTGCGCTCGACACGCGACAGGTCCATGCCCATCGCTTCCGCATAATCATCGTCGAAGGCCAGTTCTGCTTCAGCGTAACGGACGAGTCCTTCCGCATGCTTCAGCGCGAAGTTGGCCGCGATCTCCATTGCCAGCAGTGTCTTGCCCGTGGACGAGTCACCGACGACATTCAGCACACGTCCTTCAGCGACACCCCCACCCAGCGCCTCGTCCAGGATCGTGCATCCAGTTGAGATGAACTCGATGTTGGTTTTGCTGTCCCCCGCAGAGAAGTAGGAGGGCTCGACGAACTCGTCAGAGCCCTCATCCACATCACGGAGAACAGCACGCTTGCGAGCCGCGACCGACTTGGGCGCTGCCTGCTTCACCGCAGGCTTGGTCGTTTTGCGTGCTGCCATGATCACTCCGCGCGGCGGCGCATCTTGCGCAGACCTTCTTCCGCGTCATCGTCGTCATTGGCCTCACGGCGACGGGTGCGCGGGGTGTCGTCCTCGTCGTCATCATTGGACCGACGACGCGCCGTCTTCTCATTGGAATCGTCATCACGATCACGGCCACGACGCGAAGAGCGGTCATCGTCGTCATCGCCATCACGTCCAGGCGAGCGTCGCGGCTTGGGCTTGCTGATGTCCAGCTTTTCACAGATCGCGTCAGCCAGTTCTTCGTCATCGTCGTACTTGGACGACTTAATGCCGTGCTCAGCTGCGAGGTCTTCGAGTTCGCGCGGCTTCATGCCGTGAACGTCATCCCACGACAGGACATCGTCCTTCTTGCGGTCATCGTCACGATCACGGCCACGACGCGAAGAGCGGTCATCGTCGTCATCGCTGCGATCGCGACGACGCGAACCGCCACCAGAGCCGCCGCCGTTGAACGCCTTGGCGATGTCATCGTAACTGGCGTAGTTCAGCAGCGTGTCCAGCGGGTGTTCCTGAATCCAGTCCAGCCACTCGTCGCCGCGCCGGCCGAGTTCTGACGGCTGCCGGTCCACAGAGATGCCGCCGTACTTCGTGTTGCGCTCTTTGCCCGTCTTCGTGAAGAAGACGTCATACCCTTCTTCAGGATGGTCGATCGGCAGCACTTCCTTGGTCTTGCGATCGACGGCAACCTGGGCCAGGTCACGGTCGACGGTCCAGGGCATGCCCCAGATCTGCACACCGGCCTTCTCATCATCACGATCGATCAGGGCGACGAGAACACGCTGCTTGGGTGCCAGTTCCTTCGCCAGTTCGTCGTCCCCGTCACGCTGCGCTTCTTGGCGTGCCTCGCAGATCGGGCACGGCTTGTCCAGCATCTTGTTGAGGCACAGGTACGTCGCGCGGTCGGGCCCGATGCCGAAGTGGACCTGGATGTCGAGTCCGTAGTGCTGGGCGCCCTTGAACGTCGGCGGCAGCACACGGACGCTGTTGTCGCCGTCCTTGACCTTGTATAGGTTGACACCGTCCTTGTAAATCGACTCGAAGTCTCGTCCGGTGTTCTCGGCGCGCTTGCGGTTCTCTTCGGCGCTGCGCTGCTTGTAGACGAAACCGCCACGGCTCGAACCGCTGTCACGGCCACGGCTGCTGCGGCGGTCATCGTCATCATCGCGACCACGGCGCGAACCACGGTCATCATCGTCACGGTTTCTCATTTGGTTTCCTCATTGTGTTGCCTCAGTGACTTGAAATATGCGGCTGAGGCGACCCGCACACAGATGTAGACCGCCAGCACGCCGCCGACTGCGCCCACTACCAATGCCAAAAATTCACTCATCGTTCAAGCTCCGTCGTTGGCGGTTGCGCTTCTCTTCGCCCTTGTCTCGATTGCTCATGTATTCAGACACGGAGCGGCGCGATTCAGCCCGGCCTGCGCCGGCAGTGGGATCGATCTGGAAGTACTGGGCCGAGAACAACTCGACGAGCGCCCGCAGATCGAAGCCACGCTGATACCACGCCTTCTCCACCTCTTGCCATTCGGCAAGTTCGTTCTGTGCGTCGAGATATACGGACTGGGCCTGCTGATACTCGCGCGACGCCTTGGCAGTCGCCTGCGCCTTGTTGAGCGCCATGCGCTCGTTGTCCTCCAGTAAATCTTTTATCAACCTCGCCTCTGTCTCGTCGCGCGCCTGCTTGGCCTTGGCCTCTGCCCGGGCTGCTGCTGCTGACTTACGGCCGATCTTCTCCATATGGTCAGCATGGATCTCCAGATCTTCCGCCAGCGTGTGCTGGCTGACCTTGATGCGCGAGCGGAAATAGGCGATGTCCATGATCACTTATACAGAAGGTTGCCGAACGAGAGGAGCAAGGGTGCCATCTTGTCGGCTGTGGTGTATGGGGTGGAGAAGGCGTGCAGCACGTTCAACAGCCGTGCGATCTGCTTGTCTGATGTGGCCTTCATCAAGCACGCAGCTGTGAAGTTGACCACAACAATGCGGACGCCCTCCGCGCTCTGGCCCTCCAGATCCTTCAGGATGCCCGTCAGCTTCGTCCACGTCAGTTGGTCGTTGACCAATGCGCGGGCCAGATCAATGACCTGCTTGTTGCCGCCCGCATCTGCACGTTCGATGATGTCATCCAGGTCATCACCCCTCACACCGTCTGCTGCAACCATCATGTTGATCGCAGCGCGCAGCGAGCCGCCAGCAGCCTCTGCGATCCTATCCAGCCCCTCATCTGTGACTTCCAGGCTCTCTTCTTCAGCAATCAGGATCAGGTGGTTGCTGATGTCCTTGCGCGGCACAGACTTCAGTGCATAGACAGGACCGCGTGTGCTGATCGTTGCCGGCAGCTTCTCTGGCTCCGTCGTGCAGATCGCGAAGTAAACGTGGTCGGGTGGTTCCTCCAGCGTCTTCAACATCGAGTTCCACGCTGCCTTCGAGAGCATGTGTGCCTCGTCGATCAGATAGAACTTGGAGTTGCTGCCAAAGCCGCTGTAGATCGTGCCTGCCAGCACATCACGCATTGCGTCAACGCCCGTGTTGGTCGCAGCGTCGATCTCCACAATGTTGTGCTGTGCCCCCAACTCCTGAGCGACGATCCGCGCCAGTGTGGTCTTGCCCACGCCCGAGGGTCCAGTGAAGATGAAGCAGTGCGGACGCGTCTCGCGCTTCAGCATCGCTTCGAGCGAGCGAACCACTGCGCTTTGTCCGACCACCTCACCCAGATTGCGAGGTCGCCAGCGCTGCGCGAGGTCTTTACCGTGCGTGACTTCATCGGCCAGTTTGCGTCGTGTCATTGGTAAGGGTTCCTGATGTTGAACAGCTCATGGCTGCTGTACTTGCCGATCTCGGTCAGGTCGGACCAGTCAGGCCCGGCCGACACTTCCACCAGCAGCGGCACGTTGATCCAGTCAAATCGGTGCTTGCACATCTCTTCGACGATGATCTTCACGTTGGCCTCCCGCTCTGCCTTCTTGCTCCAGGTTGAGAGGTCATCATGTACGTTCAGCGATGGGATATACACGCCGCGATCCATGATGAAGCCGCGTTCAGCCAAAGCTGCATGCGCGGTCTGCACGATGCGGGCCGCTGTGCCCTGGATCGGCATGTTGATGATCTCGTTTTTGGTCATGGGCCCACGACGGCGCGCACCGTCCAGCGTCTCCACGTAGAGCTTGCGCGCAAACGACTCCATCAACTTGTCTTGCCAGCGCTTGACGCCTCGGAACTCATCCCATAGTTCATCAGCCAGATCCTGCGCGACCTCTTCAGGCAAGTGCAGAGAGGCTGCACACGACTTGATCGAGGCACCGAAGAACTGCGGAAACACCCACTTGTTCTTGGCCTCCTGGCGCAGCGTCTTGATGCCCTTCTCATCCCAGTCCACCTCGAACTCTGATCTGATCCAGTCCTTGATCTTGGGATACAGGGCGACGATCCGCTCTGCCCAGTGCAAGTGCACGTCGTACCCGGTCCACACGGCCCGGCACAGGTTGTCGTCCTCCGAGCACATGCCCACGACGCGGAACTCGATCTGGCCGTAGTCGCACGCCAGAATCTCTTCATCATCTTCCGCGTAGAAGATCGAGCGAACTTCCTTGTGCTTGCGCTTAGGCCAGTTCTGCGCGTTGGGATCTTCAGAGTTCAGGCGGTGGGTCGCGGCGAACAGACTGCTGTACTTCGAGTGCACATAGCCATCGACGCTGATCATCGTGCCCTTGATCACTGGCTCCAGATACGTCGACTTCAGCTTGGAGATGCCCCGGTGCTCCAGGATCAACTTCGCTGATGGCACCTCATCTTCAGGCATCAGCGCCAGCACTTCTTCAGCGACTGACTTCGACTCAGACCCGTCTTTCTCAATGATGTAGATCTCATCGCGCTTGAGGGTCTTTTCCATCAGCGCGAGCACATGATCGGAGTTCGTCGGGCTGAACTGGCCGAACTGCGTTGTATGGCGGCGCACAGCCACATCAGCCCGCAGCTTGTCTTCAATCTTGTGCAGTTGCTCCGTCAGTGCGCGATTCATCTTCTCAGCACGCGGCACAGACACCGGTAGGCCCTTGGCCTCTGTGAGGATCAAAGCCGGCGCCATTCGAATCTTGTGCTGATAGACGTCATGGAGCTTTTCGTCGGCCTCCACGATCGGCTGCAGCTGGCGGCGACGGAAGTCCGTCCATTTCGAGTCTCCACCGTTGTACTTCAGCACCGTCTTAATCGGGTACTTACTGATCCAGTCAGGCAACGACGGATCAACTGGACTCATGGACTTCAGGTTGAAGCCGGCGCCAATGATCGTCTGCACCTCCAATGACTTCGTGCCCTTGCGCTCGTCGAGTACATGGGCAAGGGCCATCGTGTCGCCCCACTCATTGCCCATGATCGCGTGCGGACTGTAGAACCAGTTAAACCACTCCAGTTCCATTGCAAGGTTATGTGCCCACTTCCGGCGCGATTGCCACAGCCACTCAGCGAACAGACCGTGCATCTTGCGGATGCGCGCGTCAGCGCCCCAGCCGTCAGGATGATCAATCGGGAAGGCGATCACACGCTCGAATGTGCCTACTGCGGCAGTCCACAACCTGGGCTTGTTCAAGTGCCAGGGCCGCAGGCCATTGGTTTCGATGTCGAGTGCGACATCGGGCAGCGCTGCCATGTCTGCAAGTGCGCGCTCCACACGCTGGAAGTCTCCGGCATCGTGACCTGTCACGATCTCGATACCCTCTTCCCACTTGTCTGCGTAGATCTTCGGAACACCAATCTCTTCGTTGTTGATCAACTTAGCGAGATTGCGTAGGTCGTGCGTCAGCGCGATCTCGTACTCAGTCGGATACTTGCGCTTTTCTCGGTGCACATATGCCGGGAACATGACGCTGTAAAACCAGCACGTGTGCGTCCCGAACTTCACCGGAAACAAGGTGCCTCGATGCGTGATCGAGGTGACGCCCGATGAGAAGGGGAGGGCCCAATTAAGCGCTTTGTCGCCGATGCCGATCACGACAATCGGCTTCGTCTCTTCGATGTCTGCGATCACGCGAGGACGGCAGCACTCGATCTCCGCGTGGTCCGGCGACATCTCCAGCATCAAGTTTTTACTGGCGGCCTTGCACTGCGTCAGATAGCCGACGCGGCTATACCGCCTCAGAGACGCCGGCAACTTCGACAGCACCTCTTCATAGGCTGTGGACACAAAGGGCTCGTCCAGTCGGTCTTCCTTCTCAGACGGGGCCGTGCCTAGCAGATACACCGTCGGCGACTGATGGCCGGCCGGTTTCATCTGTGGCGTCTTGATGCCGTCGTCCCAGTCTGCCTTGCGCGGACATACAGTGCAGCCGGCACGCTGCAGGCTTGCGATGGGGATCACGGCCTTCTTCGACGGAGCGCCTGTCTTCTTGGCGCGCTTTGTCTCTGCGAAGAAAAACGACATGCCTTACCTCTTGGACTTCTTGATGGGTGCCATATACCCCACGAGGTGAAGGAGCTTCGCTTTAGCGTCTCCGAACAGCAGCGCGTTCTTGACGAAAGCCAGTCGGTCAGTGTGTTTGACCGCGCGCAGCACATGCGCAGCATTGACGTCTTCCGCTTCTTCGTCGAGCGCGGCCAAAGCTTCGTCTGAGCGCTTGCCATCGAACACGAGCACGTCTGACGCTTGAGCACCCACGCCCGATGCGCTGACGCTGACCTCGTTATCGGAGCCCGACACAAGGCGCAGTGTGGTGCGCGGCTCATCCACGCCGACTGCGGCGGCACGCTCGAACACAGCACCCATGTCTGCCGGCAGCGGTGACAGAATGTCCGCCACGCGCTTCATGTCCACGTGCTTGCGCATGATCTGCTCATAGTCGAGGGCGGCCAAGTCTGTCAGTGTCTTCGTGACGATGACGCCGCCGATCCCGTGCTTGTCCCGCTTATCGTGGAATGTGGCGCTCACCACGCCGCGCAGCACAGAGATCTCGATCCTGTCGTTGGGCATGGCCTTTGCGAAGCTGAGCAGGGCATCGCAGAATGGTGTGGGCAGGATCGCGTCATCTTCTCCATCGTGTTCCATGTCGACGGCATAGCGCGTGATGGTCACGTTGTCCGTTGCGTACAGCACCGCATTGCCGCTCACACTACCCAGCGTGATGCCCATGGAGGCCGGATGGTTGGGGTTGTTGCCTACGGCCATACGGCAGGCCCGCAAGCCTTCGATGAAGTCGGCAGACGCATCAAACTTCCAGCCGCGCTTCTTCTCTTCGGCCGTGGGTAGCTCCAGGTGCATCTGGAAGTCTTCCGTCGGCAGCGTCTTGAGGTTGAACTTCGAGCGGCCGGCCTTGATGTGCAGTTCGCGAGAGTCAGTGTCGTGCTGCACCTCCATTGTGTCGCCGCCCATGCTGCGCAGGGCTTCTGTCAGTACGTCGGCAGGCGCGCAGCAAGATGGCATCTCGGCCGCGTCGTCAGGCAACGACATCATGAGCAGCAGCGTGTCGTTGTATGCGAACACGGCACCCTCGTTGAAGCAGAAGTGCGTGAACGCGGGAATGAACGGCTGTTTGCTCACTGCGGGGCGCACCTGGGCGCACGCTCGCATGATCGAGCTTCTGTCGATTGTGGTCATGGGTTCTCCGACAAAAGAAAAGGGGCCCCGCAATATACAGGGCCCCTCTGTTCAACGCCCTTGCGGGCGCTGCCGTGTGGCGATCACTTCAGGTGCTTGCCGGCCTTCAGCAGCGTGAAGATCTTCGACGCGGTCGTGTGGTTGATCTTCAGCGTGTTGGCGTTGCAGTCGCGGCCTTCCTTCTGGATCTGCTTGGTCAGTTCTTCCAGCGAGGGCGGGTCCAGCGGGTCTTCGCACATGATCTCGAAGACGCGCTGCGCGGCGGACACGCCATCCTCGCCCTTGCCGGCGCGCTTGCGCTTGCCGTCGCCTTCGTCGTCCTTGGCGTCGTCCTTCACGTCGGACTTGCTGGCAGACGCCTTCTTCGCCTTCTTGATGATCTCGACGGTCTTGACCTTGCTGCGGGCGATCGTGATCTCGTCGCCGTCTTCGTCCTTGATGACGATGTCGTCTTCGTCGATCGAGGTGATCACACCCTCGTTGGTGCGGTCGTTGGTCTTGACGATCTTGACCTCGTCGCCGACGCCGGGGCCCGCATCCTTCGCATCGTCCTCGTCGTCATCGTTGCGGCGACGCTTGCTCTCCTCCTTGGCCGGCTTCGCGGCCTTGGTCACGACGACCGCCTCGATCTTGCTCAGCTGCACGGCCAGTTCACCTTCTTCGTCTTCGAGGACGAGGTCGCCGTCATCATCGAGGTTCTTGACGACGCCGGCCACGGTCTTGCCGTTGGTCTTGGTCACTTCGACCTCGTCGCCGACGGCGTAGGCGGCAGCGGCCGGCTTGTCGCCTTCGTCATCATCGGTGCGGCGGCGGGTCGACTTCTTCTCTTCCTTTGCCGGTTCCTTGTAGTCGGGATACGGCTTGATGTCTTCGCGCTCGTTCATCGCGTCCACAGCCGCGTTGACCCAGTCCTTGGCTTCCTCGGACAGCTTGTCCCAGTCCTTCTCGGGAATGTCCTTCGAAGCGGCCTTGACGACCTTCTTCATGTAGGCCGGGTCGATGATCGACTGGTCCTCGGCCGGATTCACGCCGGTCACGTCCTGCAGTTCTTTCTGGATCTTGCTCACGGGAACTCCTTGTTTTGGAGGGGGTTGGAAATTGCTGCTCTGTGCAGCTGGACAAGTATACGTAGCGCTTTGCTTATTTCAGTGCGCTGCGTACATAACTTTTTGCTGCGTCTACAGGCTTGCTGTCATCGGGCAGGCCCAGACAACGAGCAACCATCATGTTGGAGTTGTTCTTGTTGCGACGTCCCAGTGCGTTCGACGCCAGTTCAAGCAGTTCAACCGGCGCATTGAGCATCAGCGTGAACACGCTGACGACTTCTTCCGGTGCCTGCTCCGTGATCTGACGGATCAGGGTGCGCATGTAGCCCGCGTTCTCTTCATCGCCCATCGGTTCTTTAGCCAGCGCAATGGTTTCGTCATCCGAACCGTATGTATCGCCGAAAGTGATCGCGATCTGTGCGCGGCACTCCGATGCTTCATAGGCGAGATCGACACAGCGCCGATACCACGCCGTCTTGAACAGGGCCATAAAGTGTTTACTGACGACGTGCGGGTATTCCTGTCCGCACTTCAGCCACACCAGCGTGGCTTCTTGGATCATGTCGTTGTACGTGAAGAGCGGTTCGTACTTCCACATCTCCAGGTTGTTCACGACGTAGCCGGCTATCTTGCCCTCGAACGGCAACGGAGCCACCTTGTGTGCAACGAGTTGCTTGCGCATTTCACACCTCCACCAGCAAAGCACGACGGGTCTTGCTGGTGGGTTGATCCTCCAGCAACAGCTTGCGGCGCGCGGCCGGTTTCTGTCGTCGGATGGGGTCTTTGCCGTCGCGCACGTCTGAGCGCGCCTTGGCGATGTTGATGCCGAACGCATCCACGCTGATCGGGCACAGCCACGCGTCTGTGCCGTCCGTGACACCCACGCAATCTTCAGTGCCCGGCAGGATGTGCAGCGTCACGTGGCGATCGCGGTGACTGTCGTAGGCTTCCGCGATCAACGTGCAGTCGCGGAAATGCGTGTTCATCTCGTGATTGAACCTCATAGCTCCCCCGAAGAAAGTTTGTCCGTCCATTCCGTTGCTTGTTTGGGACTGAGCGCCCCAGCATCCCCCAAGCCGTAGGGAACACTGATCACACCCGCGTTCGGGATGTGGCTCAGCTTGGCTTTGATCTTCATCGAATCGACGATGCCGAATTGCGTTTTGTTGTCGAGCATGAACAACAGGCGGTCAAAGCGTTCGGCAGCGTCGGCCAGCATATATACCTGCTCATCCGTCATGCTGTTGGTGCTCATCGCCACAGCGCGCACTTTGACCTCTGCACCGAAGAAATCGACCTTCAGTGCATCAATGGGACCTTCGACAGCCAGCAGCACCCGACCGCCCTTGATCGTGCGATCAAAGTTGAACAGCGTCTGTTTGGGGGGCTTGATGGACTCGTCCACTGAGAGATCCTTGTAGCGGATCGCATGACCGTTTACCGTGCGGCCTGTCCAGGTCATCAGCTTGTGGTCGAGGTAATACGGAATGATGGCGCGATCCGTCCAGGCGTATTTCTTCTTCCACGCGTCGGGATCTTTCTCGTTGACTTCAGCGCCTTGAGTCCACTTGATGCTGTAGTAGTCGATCAACTCATCTGTGAAGACACCGAAACCGCGTTCACGTGCGAGGTAATTCCACACGCGCGATCCACGCTGACGGCGTGGCGTGTCGAAGTCACGCGGGAACTTCAGGTGCTGCCGGTCCTCGTCAACCGTGCGGCCACCAGCGAGCAGGCCGTCGCGGCCCAGCACGCGTGCAGCCATAGCAGAGAAGCCCTCGGGATCGATGTAGTCGTCACCAAAGCCAGCGATCTCGCGGGCCCTGTAGTACGACACCTTGAGCAGCGTGACGATGAGACGCAGCGGCGACTTGCCCCGGTGGTTCTCATTACGCCAACAGGCCCAAAAGCCTGATTCAAGGTTGACGCCCATGTGGTAGCTGGGATCAGCTGCGCCACAGAACGGACACTTGATGTTGATCTCCCCGCGCTTCACGTTGGCGCCGCGCTCTATGTAACGAACGTGATGTTCGTCAAATAGTTCACGCCAACGAAAGACCCGCCCAGTCATGTTTGCCGCCTTCTTGTTTATCTTGCAGCAGATTGTATATCAACTCATGAGCCCTCTCAAGGTCGAAGAGCGTCCAGACATCACGGCTTCGTATAGGTCAAAACCCTGCTTGTGTGCTTCACGGATGCCGCTATCGACGGTGCGCCCATATGTCAAATCGTAGTAGAACGCCCTCTGTGTCTGACCTGGACGATGTATGCGCTTTTCTACTTGCTTGCGCAGACCCGGGGAGGCTGGCGACTCAAAGAAGATCATGTAGTTGGACACCTTCTGCAGGCCGTCAGTGCCTGTTCCCCCAGCCGCGTTCTGCATCAAGAAGACGCGGCAGGTTGGATCATCGAGAAAGCGAGCGCGTTCTGCCGGTTTGTCCTTCGTCCGCCCTGAGCACGTGGCGTACTTGATGCCCTCCTTCTTAAACCGCGCTTCGATCAGTTCCGCGCTGTCGGTGTAGTCATGGCACACAACAGCCTTCTTACTTCCGATGTCCTCCAGCAGGCGCATCAGCATGTCCAACTTCGGGTTCTGTGCAAAGATGAGCTTGTGCGCTCCGTGTGCATCAGACCACTTCAGGTAGCCACCGCAGATCTGGCGCATGCGCACCCAGCCTCCATCTAGCTTGCTACTCTCGGCGGCGCCAACATTAATGACACCTTCCAGAGCGCGACGGTAATGCTCGTCCGCTTCGCCTGCCAGTTCCATCCTGATCGGACGATAGACGCGCTCTGGAAGTTCGTGCACCTCCGATTCGTCATACTGAATCGAGCGGTGCTGCATCATCCTGTTGAGAGTACGTGTCCTCTCAGGCCTGAAGGTGTACACAGTCCCCTTCACATGATCTGACTTCGAGTCGAAGAAGGCCGCCTGGAAGAGTCCACGGTTCTCGAACGTCTCACCTCGGTCGACGAGATTAAACTGCGGCCACATCTCGATCGGACTTGCACTGAAGATGGTTCCAGTCAGCCCCTTCACCTCGTCGGCTGCTGCACACAGAGGATCGAGCACGTCGTACCACAGGGTTTCGTGGTTCTTGTACTTGTGCGTCTCATCAACGCCAATGAAACCGTACAACTGCTGAGCGCGTGCAATCGCCTGCTTGTCTGCCAGCAACTTGCCACGACCCTTGCCTTTCTTCTTGGTGGACAGTGCTAGGGCAAGCGACGGCATGTCGATCACGGTCACTTCACCTTGTGGGTGCAGCAGTTCATAGCGCTTCTGCTCAATGTTCTCGCACGTGATCAGGTGCGGTTCCATGAGTGAATGGCGCTCGATGTCCTCACCCCATCCAACCGTATTCAGCACGCCTGGAACGATCACCAGCGCTGTGCGTCCGTCGCGGCGCATGCTGAGACGCTTCTGCCGAAAACGGTGCTCGATCAGGTCAATCACCAACTTCGACTTGCCCAGCCCCATGTCTAGGATGAACAGGAAGCGCAGGTAGTGCAGGCCCAGATAGAAGCACGCCAGTTGGTGCAGCCATGGGTCAGTCTTGAACTGAGGGACAGTGCGCAGCTGCTTCAGTTCCTGCCACAGCTGACGCTCTGTCAGCTTCTTGACCCACTTGTGTGTTTCTAGCTCTCGGTCAAGGTAGCGTGTGATGGCATGGCGCGACACCAGAATCATTCTTCGTCCTCGTTGCGACGCTTCTTGCGGCGCGGCCGGTCCTCGTCTTCCTGCTCGTGCACGTCCAGTTCCCAGTAAGAAGTTTCTAGCGGACTGGAGTCCAGGCAGAACTGGCCGATCTCATAGCTTTGTGTGATCAGAGCCCCGAAGCCGTCCACACCATTACGGTTCTTCTCACACAAGATGCGGGCGAGGTTAAGCTTTTCCTCCAGCTTGGTCTGGCTGTAGGTGAAGAACAAGTCAGCCGTAGCCAACAGCGAGATGTCCTCGGCGGTCATGTCCGCCGTGACCGTGTGTGCCGTCTCCGACTCACGATTGCCCTGAGCCATGATCCCCATGTGGGCGTTGCGGGCTACGGCAATGCCGCGTAGACGCTCCACCGCCGATCCCAGCTCAATGCGCTTGTTCTTGGGATCGAGCTTCATCAAGCCTGGATAGTCGACAAGGATCAGGTCCGGTGTGAAGTTCTGATGGCGCTGCAGACCGTCCAGATACGCTTCCAGCGTCTCAGCTGTCAGTGTCGCTGTAGGAAAGTTCTTGATGATCAGCGGGGGGCGTTGCTTGAACTCGCGCCGTGCTCGCGCTGCGATGTACTCCAAGGAGTCATCGTCACGCAGTGTGCGTCGGTGCAGTTCCGACTGAACGACGTCCACGATCGAGCCATCACGTCCGCGCTTGAACTCCGACACCAGCACCTTGGCTTGTCGGTCCGAGATTGAGAAGAACGACTGCAGAAAGCGCTTCGTGTAGTACGCCTCAGACAACTCCAACGTGACAATCAGCACGGACCAGCGCTGCAGCAGCGCCTGCTTGCCCATGTAGATCGACCACCATGACTTACCACGGCCACGTGCTGCCAAGAACACAGACAGCTGCTTGCGGCGTGGAATCGCACCAACGCGATCGAAAGCGTCAATGTCGAGGTTGAAGCCCGGTTCTTCCAGATTGGTCAGCGCTTCCGACAAGCTGTCTGCATTGTCCAGTCGCGTGCCCACTTCGAACGAAATCACCTGACGGCTCAAGGCTGTCGTCATGGCTGTTTCGCACTCCGCGATCCGGCCCGACTCCATGTGAGCAACGGCGTCCATCAGTCCGCTCTTCAGCGTGGCTGCGCGAACGAATGCATGCAACTGCGACATGACGAACTCGGCATTCACCGCGTCCTTCGAGTCATACAGCTTTTCCAGCACCATCCGATACGACTTCGCCTTGCGCTGGTCTTCACCGTTCAGGATGTCTTCTAGGTGGTCGGGCAAGTGCTCCTTGACCGCGACACCAAACTGATCGATGAAGTCGATTGCGACGCCGGCAATCTGCTTGAGCACCGCCGATTCAAACATCTGCGGCGTCAGCCCATACCGGATCAGCTTGCAGTGCTCGTCGTCAAAGCACAGAAGCGTCAACAGGTTCTCAGCCAGACTTGCGTCTAGCGTGGTTTGAATCTCCACAACGTGTCCTTATTTCGAGATCTGCTTGAGCGCGTCCAGCACGGAGATCGTGACCTCGATGCCCAGCGCTCCCGCGAATCTATACAGAGCCCGTGCATCGAAGTGGCCGCGCTCAGGGAGTGGCAGATACGGCATCTTGGTGTGTGGCAGCTTTGACAGAGCCAAGTTCCTGTCGATCAGGTCAGCATGCTTGGCGCGTAGTGCTGCCATGTAGCCCGGCTGTTTCACAGCCTTGTAGGCCGACACCGGTCCAACACCATCAATGCCTTCCACGTCGTTGTGCGTGCCCTGAAGGCATTGCGACAACACGTATTCATCAGGCGTCATGCCCAACTTGCCCACAGCGAGGCTTTCACGCGTGACGATGTCTTCACGCTCAGAACCCTTCATCACTCGAACATTCGAGTGCACAAGCAGTTGGTACAGATCAGAGTCCTTGGCACCCAGGTAAATTTCGTCGAAGCGGGCCCGGTGCATCTTGACGATCATCCCCGAGCAGTCGTCAGCTTCAAAGCCCTGCACACCCACGATGGGAATCCCCACCGTCCGGCAGAACTCCTCAGCCAATGGCTTAGACAGCCTCACGCGTTCCTTCAGTTCAGGATCGGCCGCCTTCTTGCGAACCATCTTGTACTGCGGGTACTCGCGCGAGCGCTCATACGGCGGCTGATCCGTGCACATGACCACGTGCGTCGCGTTGATCTCGCGTATCTGCTTAGCGAGTGTGCCCATGAGTCCGAACAGGCCACCTGTGTACGTGCCCTCGTACTGAAGGTCTTTGTGGATTGCTGCAGCGCGGTGCAGGGCATAGCTCATGTCCGCGAGCAGCAGGACGCGCGGGCGGGGAAGGTGAATAGTGCCTTGCATCAGCGTTGATAGAAGTAAAGGTGGAGAGAATCGCGACCAGAAAACAACCGGTGGTAATCCAGGTCCTCCCACGCTTCTTGTGGTGAGCGCCCGATGCCCAGTTGTACGCCGTCCTGGCAAAACCACGTGTCCACCTGTCTGTACAGGTGGGGACGGATGATTTGTGCACCAGTCCACACGCCGGGCTTGGTCATGCCGCGAATCACACTGATCTGGTGTGCCGCCACGATGGAGATGTCCCAAGGCGGCACACACCCTGACATTGCTGTTAGCGAAAGCGTCATGATCAGCCCACCACCTTCTGGAGACGAACGCCCTCCCTGTTCGCGGCAGTGAAGAGAGCGGCCTTGTCCGACACGATGTCATCGAGTGTGTACGTGACATAGGCCGAAGTCTTCCAGGGCAGTGACAGATGTGACCAGTGCTCGCCCAGCAGTTCCTGACACGTGTAGACCCAGTGCTTGCACAGGTTCTGCATCTGAGTCACTGGCTTTCCGTGCACGAAGACAAGGAACAGCAGGGACTCAGCCCGTGCGTGGATCATCGACACAGCGCCGTGGAACTTCGGGTGCTCGTGCTTCCCATTCGTCTCGATCTGCATCTGGAAGGAACGCCCCTGCTCACGGCTCCACGCGAGCAGCGCTTTATGCAGGTCGTACAAGGTGCCACACTGCAGCGGATCGATCGCATCGCCGGACGAGTGGACACGCAGGATGTTGATGTGCTGGTACTTGTTGAAGGCGGCGATCAGTTCGTGCAACACCTGGTCTGCTTCCGTCGTGATCTCCTTCAAGGTCCCGTCTGCTTTCGGCAAGGATCCCAGTAAAAGGTTGATGCACATGAACCCGGCATTGGGTCCTACGTGCAGCACTTGGCCTCGGCCGATGCCCAGAACAGGCAGCGTCAGGCCGGCCAACTCGTATCTGGCGTTCTTCATGTGAGTTCTCCTGTGGGAAGGCGGCAGTGTAGCCGTGCGCCTATATACAGAGCGCAAACGAGTTCATATATAATCCTCGTGCCATTTCATCTATGAAGAAGGAGCACCCCATGGCAAAGCAAAAGAACGGCGTGAAGACGCTGACGCACAAGGACATCCTGAAGGCGTTCGGCGTCGCAAACATGACCGTCTATAACTGGCGCAACGGGACGCCGACCAAGGCGCCGCTGCCCTACACGACCGGCGACGACGGCAAGCTGGTGTACCAGCTGAGCGAAGTTGCCAAGTGGGCCAAGGATCACGGCGTGAAGTTCAATCCGCCCGCCGCGTCTGAGCCCAACAAGCAACCCGGGCCCGTCGCGAAGACGAAGCCGGTGAAGAACAAGAAGGGCGCTGTGCGCGCAACTGACGACGGCAGCGAGTCCAGTGACCCCAAGCCGCCCATCAAGACGCCGACCAAGCGTGAACAGTCTGCGCCGCAGCAAGACAAGCAAGAAGGTCTGTACGCGAAAGCTGCGCGCGGCAAGGCTGTCTCTGCCGCCAGCAAGAGCAAAACCGCACAGAAGCCGCACAAGCCCGCGAAACAAGGCAAGGTGCACTCCCGGGCCACCTGACGCCCACAAATCGATACTGAGGCACTTATGGCGCGTAGCAAGGTTTCTCTGACAAGGCCAGTTCGCCACTATCCACCAGTGGCGAGTGCTTCAGTGTCGTCTGGCACTTCTCAAAAAAAGCGCCAGGGAACAACACACACCACCCCACCCCTCCCTTTAGGGGAGGGGGGTGGGTGTGGTGATTACCCCGGACAGGGTCTACATAAATCAACACAACACAAAACTGCTCGACATGTTTTGGTTGTTGAAGATGATGAAGACTCGACCAACATAAATCGTCTGAGCCTCGACCAGAAAAAGCAGCTGCTTGCTCAGCTAAGTCTCGAAGTCAACGAAGCTGCACCGGCTCGTGATTCGGACATGTGGGCTGTGGCGCTACACAAGGCCCTACACGACACTCTCGGAGGCTCGGTGGGGGCGGGTGGCTCGGTGCACACGATGAAGCGTACTGCGGCCTCTGGTGCGGTCTTCACTCCAGTGCTCGACTTCATGAAGCAAAGCAAGTTGCTGGAGCAACCAGTCACAACACGAGTGTCCGTATATCACCTGTTGGCTGAACTGGTGGTTGCACATGCGCGGCGCATCAGCCGTCGCATGGAAGTGCCACTGGGAGCAAAGCTGTTGTCGACGTGTCAGGCTAATGTGGCATCACTGTTCGATGCTGCATTCCCCGGCTATCTGCGCTCTGGCCTTGCTGTCATGGTGGCGCGTCAACTGGGCGGGCGTCGTGGCTAAGAAGAACGGCGTGTGGCTACGTGCCACACCGTGGCCGTTCAAGTACAGCGTGGTTCCTGGGAAGGGGCTGGCTGTGAACACACCCAGCAAGACGGGTACAGAGCCTCTTGTGTTCGGTGGCGCACAGACGCGTCCCCGCCATCAGCTACGCAACACACCGCGCCACGTGCTGAAGACACCGCGAAAAGTGCTTGCGGACCAGTAAGAAGTTTATATACAATCTCTCCATCAACTTCAGACGGAGCAGACGACATGAGCAGCTTCACCCCAATCCGCGAGCGCCGCGAATGGTCTTTCGTGCCGGCCATGGAACACCGTGACGAGGCAACCGGCCTCGTCCACATGCTTCCCTCCGTCATTGTCGAGGACGGCATTGGCTGCATCGCATCCCTCCCTTTCTGCGGCCCCGATCACGACAACGTGGCCATCGGCCTCGCCATGTCCGCCGCCCCGAACCTGCTGTTTGCTCTTCAGGAGATCGTCGGCGACTACCAGGAGCGCTTCGGCAAGGAAGAGGCATCCACCATGGCCGTCGTCGCGATGGCGCAGCGCGCCATGGCCAAGGCGACGCAAATCCCGGAAGCCCAGTTTGCGCGCCTCTTGGGGGCGCGCCAGTGGGCTGAGTTCAAGGCAGCGCGGGCCGCCTGACCCCAGCCGCTAAGCCCACCCTCGTGGGCTTGCGAGTGGAGTCAAACGACGACACGCAACGAAAGGAAAACATGAGCCAAATTGCCCAATCTCTCATCGGCCGCTATGTCATCGCGCGTTGCTACTCCGCAGGCGTCCACGCCGGCGAGGTGGTCGCTGTCGACGGCGAAAACGTCGTACTGAAGAACTCGCGCCGTCTGTGGTCGTGGCGCGCTGCGGATGGTGTCGCGCTGTCTGGCCTGGCACAGCACGGCATCAACGCCAAGGCCAGCAAGGTCGATGTCATGAATCCTGAGCTGTACTTGACCGGCGTCTGCGAGCTGATCCCGACCGCCGAAGGCGTGAAGGAGCAAATCGATGCCTGCAAGTAAGGTCTTCCGCTCCGGCTACGGCTCCGGCTCCGGCTCCGGCTACGGCGACGGCGACGGCGACGGCTACGGCTCCGGCTACGGCTCCGGCTACGGCGACGGCGACGGCTCCGGCT